CCGTTATTTACAACAATAGCATTAGCTGTACCTGATGCTAATTTTGTTCTATCAATATTAGCCGCTGCTTTAATGTCAGCATTTTCGATATTTGTAATAGTATTCGAGTCTGCGTCGATTGTTTTATTTGTTAATGTTTGAACAGATTGATTACCCACTAAAGTTGTTGTAGAGTCTGGTAAGGTAATTGTTCTAGCAAATGTAGAGTTTGAAACTAGTGTAGTTGTAACACCAGTAGATCCTTGAACGTCTATTGCTAATTTTTTAGTGTTATCTGCTGAGTCTACAATAGATGTAGAAGAATCAACTAATGACTTATTTGTTAAAGTCTGAGTTGATGTAGTTCCCACTAATGTTGTAGTACCAGAAGGTATAGTAACAGTACCGCCATTATTAATTTGCGAAATGGTTGGATTAGATAAGGTCTTGTTTGTTAGAGTTTGAGTTGTACCTACACCAACTAAAGTATCAGAAGTGTCAGGAAAAGTAATAACTCTATTTACTGTTTGAGAAGATTGTAAAGTTAAAGTTGTTCCAGTTGTAGCTGGGCCGTTTTCAAATATAACCTTTTTTGTAGCATCTGCTGATCCGACAATTGATGTTGTTGCATCAACTAAAGATTTATTTGTCAACGTTTGTGTTAAGTTTGTACCAACTAAAGTTGTTGAACCTGTTGGAATTGTAACTGTTCCACCGTTATTTATTTGAGAGATTGTAGGACTTGTTAAAGTTTTATTTGTTAAAGTTTGACTTGCTCCAACACCTACTAATGTATCAGATACATCTGGTAACGTAATAACTCTATCTACGGTTTGAGAAGATTGTATTACAGTTTTAGTATTTGTTGTTCCTGTTGCATCAAATCCAATTTTTTTAGTGGCATCAGCAGCATCTACTACAAATGTAGAACTATCAACTAAAGACTTATTTGTAAGAGTTGCAATATCACTGTTTTTTGTAGCATCAGAAGTATTATCTACGTTACCCAATCCTAATGACGATTTAGTTATTACAACTACTCCAGTTTGTCCGTTAACTGAAACTACCGCATTTGAATTAGCCGATTTTTGCCATACTGTACCAGAATAAACAACCCAATCACCTACATCAAAAGTAATTGATCCGCTACCTAGATTTTGAGTTCCAGCAACTGATACTAGGTATACCATACCAGCATCACCTGTACCATCTACTAGGGTAGGAGTGTTTGTTGAAGCATTATATGTTCCTTCATAAGTCATTACCGAAGAAGGTAATTGTGACACAGGTACTTTACCACCAGCGTCTAGAGTAGCAACTCCGTTATTTACTCCTTTTTCAGAAGAAGGGATCTTGCTATTAATTTGTGTTTGAATAGAACTAGTTACACCTGATACATAACCTAATTCTGCATCTGTTACAGAAGAAGCAGTAATGACTCCTGCAAGATCAGACACTAATGCTTTAGAAGCAGTTAATGTTGATAATTTAGATAAATCGATATTTGCACCAGATTTAATATCTGCGTTTTCAATATTTGTAATAGTATTTAAATCGGCATCAATTGTTTTATTTGTTAATGTTTGTGTGTCAGAAATACCTACAGCAGCAGATCCTAAACTAGATAATTGTTGGAACTCAGTATTTGAAACTGAACCATCTGCTATCTTAGTTGCGTCAATTGCAGCAGCAGCCTTGATATCAGCGTTTTCAATATTAGTGATAGTGTTTGTGTCAGCATCTATAGATTTATTCGTTAAAGTAGCTGTATGGTCTTCTGTAACGATTGGTGATCTACTTACACCATCATGATAGTTTAATTTACCACTAGTGTTATCTACTTCTAATTCGCCTTTACTGTCTGAAGTTAAAGCCGACTTAGCTTTAATTTTTAGTCCGTCCCATATCGTTTTAAAATTAATAGCCATATAATCCCTTGTTGTTAAATAGTGTTAAGAATACTTAGTGCTCTATACGCAAGAAGACCAGAATGATTAATTCCAGTTAATGATAAAGTAGAAAATTCAACTTGTCCTATGTCTGTAACATGAAACAAAATACTGGCATCATTTTCTCCCATTCTACCAATTTCCCATTTTTGTCCAGAAGGTCTGTTGTTATTATAGACACACTCTAGAGTTCCTGTTTCTGAAACTTCTACAGCGTCACCGGCAGCAGGAGCTGATTCAGTAGTTTTGCGATATACAGTATAAAATACAGTAAACGCTCTAACGTCTGCTGGAGGAAATGTTAAATTATCAATAGGTATATTTGATCCGTTTGGATAAGCGTCGATATTAATTGTTTGTGGTGCAACGTCATAAGTACCCGTAAAGACGTTAACAGCATCTGCTATAGATTGAAAGGCTTCGATAATAGCTGGAGCCCAATCTGGTGAACTACCTGAATTTGGTAGATCAATTACAGTACCTTTTACAATAATTTTTGGCATAGAAAACCTCTATGTATAGTTGTTAATAAAGAACCAATAAATAAAAAAGGCCCAACAGAACGTCAGGCCTAAAGATAGGTTATAAATGTGAGGAATTATGCAGCGTTAACGATTCCAGTTAATAGAACGTTTTTACCAGGTGCACAACAGAATACTGCTTGGTCAGTATATAATCTCATTTCGTATCCAGCAGAGTTTTCTAAGTCACGGAAGAAATCTTCACCTTGACCTGGACGTTTGAAAGTGATATCGCTTGAACCAACTCTTGACCATTCTTCAAGTGCCAATCCGTATGCGTATCCTTCTTTAACGTAGATTGAAGGGATGATTTCAAGTTCACCGTTTTGTGAGTGGAACTTAATTGACTTAGCTCCGTTCTCAACTTTTACTGGAGAATATGATTGATCATACATTCTAAGAGCAGCTTGATCATTTAATAGATCAGCCCATCCACGAGGGTTAACGAAAACTGTAAGTTTAGAATCCAATCCTTTTTCAACCGGTCTAGCAGCAGCTTTAGTTAATTTAGTGAATGATAATGGCCCTGAAACAGCGTATGAATTACCTTTGAAAAGGTTATAAGATCCTACGTTGATATTGAACATAGTTCCTGAAGTTGTTTCAAGAATTTTGTGGATACCAGCAAACTCATGATCTTTTGCACCTTTATGGAAGATAACGTCAGAAGTTGTAACACCAGCAGCGAAAGCTGAAGTAGTTACAGTTACAGTTTTTGCATCCATATCTACTGAAGCAACAACGAATGAACCACGTAAAGTAGCTAAAGTTGAGTCGTAAATATCGATTGGCATACCTTCTGCACCTGCCCAAATACCTGGAGCCCATTCTGCATCAGCAATAGCGATAACAGTTGGAGATCCTACTAATACAGCAGATTCTACAGCAGCATATCCCTTTTGTCCGTAAAGCATTTGGATTTCTAGTTTTTTAGACATAGATCTTAACATGTTAGATACTAAGTATTTAGTAGCTTCCATGAAAGCTTGTGATCCACCCTTCATAGCTCTTGAAGCAGCAGCATATCCAAGGATTGAACGCATAACCATTGGGTTACCACGAACTTGAGCGTCCTTGATTTGTCCAGCGATAGCTGGTAATAAGTTGAAAGCATCTTCGTCTGAAGAAGCGAAAGTTACACCGTGCTCCATTCCTAGGATTACTGGTTGGTGGAAAAGGTTACCACCTTGTTTTTCTTTTGATGCAAATGAGATTGCATTGATAATTTTAAGACCTTCTGGAATTAGATCTTTAAGCTTATCAGCATATTGTTCTTTGAAAAAACCGTTAAGGTTCCCAACTACGTTATCTGGTGTTGAGAATACGTTACTTGTTGACATTGTTTACTCCGTGTTAATTAATTGTTATAATAAGTTTTTAAAAATGTAGCTGACTTGTCAATTTTCGTAAGTTTTGGTATTTCCGCCCGGAGAGGTAACAGAAAATCTAATTTACTAGTATAACAATAAGTTACAAATATAGTTGTTAAAAATACTAAACTGCTCATGTTAGATTCCAAAGAAGTCTCGCATAGTTACCTTCTGAGCTGGCTTAACTTCTTCTTGTTTCTTAGCAGCAACGTCCTTAGCTATTGATTTTATTGGAGTTGGTGCTTTTTTAGCAGAAGCTAATCTACTCTTTCTAAGCTTATCAAGTACTTCTTTGCCCATTAAAGCTTCTACCTTATCTACCGGTAAAACGTTTAAAAGGTGCTTAACGTCGTTATTTACTTCTTCTCTAACGATATTAGCAATAATATCCATATCAGGCTCATAACCAGCATCTACGGCAATTGACATATACTTAGTCATTTTATCAACAATATATGGATTTGACGGTAAATCAGGGTTAGCATCTAAAGCCCCAGTAAGCATGTTTTCATACTTTTCATATGATCTTTCAAGGGTTTGTTGATATGCTCTATCTTCAGCGTCTTTCTTTTCACGTTGACGCTCTTCTTCAATTTCTCGCAACTTAGCTTCATATTGCTCAATTTTTAATTGTTCAGGACTTTTCTTAGAGTTCTCAATTTCTTCCTCTAGTATCTCTGCTGCCAATTGCTTAATGTCGATTCCGATCATTGGATTAGCTAAAGCTTTACGAGGGTTACTTTTAAGTTCTTGTAAAAAAGAAACAACTTCGCTTTCTAATGCTTTTGCTTCTTGTGCTTTAGATTGAGATAACTTAGCTAATTGTAATTGCTTAGTCATATACTCGATAGCTGCTGGATCATCATCGATTTCAAACGGTAGCTTTTCTTCGATCTCTCTACCATTATACTTAATCTTTAATGAATTGATTCTTTTCTTCTCAGCGGCAGTAAGAGGTACTTCTTCAAGTACTTCTTCATTCTCTAATTCTACATCACTTAATTCTTGGGGTTCGACCACAGATGGGTCTACGATTGATTCGTCAGACATAATTACTCCATTATAAATTTGCCCTTGCGGTTACAAATTATATTACACGCCTTGTTATTAAGGTAGTGTTTATAAGTAGTTGTTAATTTATATACTTAAACTCTTCAAATATTCATCAATTTGTGCAGGTGTAGTTTCATCATCTACCCAATCTAATCTTAATGCTTTGCCAACAAACTCAGAACAAATAAATGAGCTATTTTTATTATCTTTAAAAAATTGTTTAATTCCAAATAGATATCTAATACCTATTGAAATTAATTGTTTGTATCCGTATTTTTTACCTAATTGTCTTTTAACAAAATCAAAATCTATATCTTCGTGCTTTACTTCATATTCATTAATAATTTTATTATCAGCTAAGAATACATCAATATGTGTAACATTAACCGCACCATGACTAGCTTGAAATACAAGATCTTTGTATATTATTAATACATGGGAAAATTCAGTACCTTGAACCTTTTTAATAAGTTCTGCCCCAATTTTAAATTTAATAGGACTAGATACTGCTATCTTGATCATAAAGTTCCTGCATATAACCATAGGTCATCTAGTTGCTGAGAACTATAATTTAACATCTGTGCTACAATTGGAATTAAAGCATTATTACGTTGAAATGCTGTAGAATACTTCCAAGCAATCATAGCAGCTTCTTTTGTTGGGCTAGGTAAACTATTAATGATACTATCAATCATAGCTTCTGTTACACCAACTCCTAATAACGCCATTCTAATTTGTCTTGGAGTTACATCAGGAATTTTAATTACAGCTTGTCCTCTAGTAATAACAGATTCAGCTTCATTACCAGCGTGTATCCATGCTACATATTCTAAATAGTTTGGATCGTCATCTGACTGACATGGAGCTACTATAACTTCATCTGAATTTCTAATTACAATACCTTCATCTAAAATAATTTTATACATATTAATTATCCGTTTCAATGTAGATAGAACAAATATCTACCCCAACCGCTAGAGCTGTTGTATTATTTGTTCTAAATTGTCTATAAGTTAATAATGTAGTACTTGCTGGTACTGTAGTCCCCGGTGTTCCTGATAGTGTACCTGAAACACTCACTCCACTTCCTAAATTAGTAATTTGATAATTTACTACGGCATTTTGTTCTGGAGAAGAGAATAGTGCAATTTCCCAAGCCGTATTTGTTAAAGTTGGAGCACCTAACCCTGTACCTAATGCTATTGCAGTTTGAGCTACTGATCCACCATATACTAAATACCATTGTGTAGCATCTGTAGATAGTTGAGCCATGCCTATCGAGTTTGTAAGTGTGTTAGGCTGTACGTTAGTTGGAGCTGCTGTTGTAGAACTTACTCCACAAAAATGTCTAGCTCCAGTTACTGTTGCAGCATCTGAAACAACAAATCTAGTTACAAAATGGAATCCACCTAAACCAGTTCCTGTACCTGTTGTAAACTGAGCATTAGCTATATAATGACTAGCTAAGTTACCAGCAACTGCTGTAGACACATACCCTATTCTTCTCATTCTAGTGGCAATATTGGTTGTAGCTACTGTTCTAGCTGTAGCTGTTCCTACTATTGTTGGAGCTGTTAATCCAAAGACTCCAGGCACTGTTGTAGCATTTCCCGGAGGGTTCCAGTAAGCTATTTTATTTCTAGATAATAATGGCTGTACTGTGGTATCTAATCCTGATGGGCCAATAAAAGCTGGCATTATTCTACCTGCAATACTTTTACCGAACAATTTTACAGTAGAAGCTGGAGGAGTTGCTGGAGCTGCATTAGTTGCTAATGTTAAATCATTATTATTAATTGTTACATTAGAAGCTCCAGCAAATGCTCCTGCATTATTATACTGTACTTGAGTAGTTGATCCACCCGGAGAACCTGATAGTGTTACTGGAACCCAGTTAGCACCGTTCCATTGAGGAACTTGATTATTTGTTGCTCCTGATTGCGTAATGGTAGATAGATCTTGTTGGTGATACCCTACTGCTGGAAAAATAAAAGTTACATCGTCCGTACCTAATGTAGTTAAAGTTCCAAACTGAACTAAAGATTTATTAGCATTACTTCCTTCAGAAACATACACCATAACATCTTTTAATCGAGCTGCTGTATTTGCATCTGATGCTCTAGTCATGGCATTTCCAGATCCATTGTATACGTAAATTCCATTTTGACTACTAACGGTCTGGTTAAAAAGTAATACCCTGTCTCCAGAAACCATTACTGTAAAATCGATATTGGCTGGAGCTGAAGCAATATTAATATTAGATCCTGCTGAAGATACTCTTACAGTTTTGTATCCAATAACTTCTTGCATATTATCTAATTTAGATTTGTCAGAAGAAGCCATGAAACCATTTACAGAAGTAGTAGCTGCTGCGTGGTGAGTTCCATCTGTCTGAGATCCGTGTGCGTGAATATGATCTTGTCTAGCAAAAGCATTAGCTGTACCAGTTTGATTTGTACCGTCGATAGTAGAAGGAGTACCTGTAGCTAAAGGATCTGCACCATTTGGTAAATGTCTAGAAGCGTGTGCTTCAATAGTAACACCATTTGCTGTACCAATATTTGTAATATTATTGCTACCTAAATTTAAGTTACCAGTTAAAGTTCTACCACCATTAGTTAATAAATATTGCGGATGATCATCTGCACTCAATCCAGTTAAGTTAGCATGGACTGAAGCAGCCGAAACACCTGAAGCTTGAAAAGCTAATGTCGGTCTTTCACTTCTAATTTGAGAAATATTTGTGTCACCTTGTTTTTGAATTATAGACGCAATTAAACAAATAGTACCAGTAAACCAATCTGGAGGAGTTGGGATTGTTCCAGATTCTGCATTTACTAAATTTGAATATTCAACTTGTCCCATTACTAAGAATAGTTTTTCGTTAGCACCTTCTCCTGAAGTATATAGTGCATCTCTTCTATAGTAATTATTAGATAATGAAACTAAAGTTCCAGATCCATTATCATATTGTGTATTATTAATTTGAGTTTGACTTGCTGTGAAATTGTGTCCACCTGAACCATTTTCAGTAACTAAAGTAAAACTTACTCCAGTTCCTCCAGATGGATTCATTTCTACTGTACCATACTGATATTTACCAGAAGATACATTCAGACCTCTCGTTCCATTTTCTGTAACGATTGATCCTGATATATAGATTGCTCCCATATTTCTTGCAAATGTTTCCATTGCATTTCCATGATGTAGCGATTCCATAATAGCACTACCTGTCCATAAAACAGAAGATGCTGCTGTCCTAATTCTAGCTAAGTATATTTTGTTAACTAGTCCGGGATTTGAAGTTTGTGCTTGGACTGTCCCTGCTGAATCTACACAAATATAATATGTAGTATTAGCTGAAAGTCCGCTTAAAGTTGTTGCACCCCATGTTACTTTTGCAACATAGTCGTTTGTAGAGTCATAGCAGAAACCTTCTCCTGCTGTAACATTAACTGAAAGTCCAGAAGCAGCAGATACTGCTCCGCCTGTATAAGATCCTGTTGTACCTGTTTTTGTAATCAATGTACTGATTGGAGTTAACTTAGATAATTTACTCCCTTGTTGGACTTCTCCAATAGTAATAATACCGCCATAATTAGCATCTGTAATTTGTGCAGCAGTAGTTACTCCATCTGCTATAGTTATCTTACTAGGAGTAGCTGTGATTGATAATGATGTTGATGAGCCGGGATTTAGAATAGAAATATCAGTAGTATTGTTTAAAAATTGAGCACCTACTATATCAATATCCGAACCAGCTCCAGTATTCTCGTTTAATAATCCTATACCTGTTCCAGAAAACATTCTAATTGTAGCATCAGAGATTAAAAGCTCTCCACCATTTAGAATTTTTATACCTATATTATCAGCTCCTCCGGTAAGACCTACAGAGTTCATAATAAGTTCAGCACCTGTACCACTTGAATAACAATGTACTGGATTTGTACCAGCAGAAGCATACGAGTAAAAGTTTTCTGCTTGTAGTCTTGCTAGATTTGTAGCTGTGCTTCTGTTTCTTAAAGCAAATGTATAATTTCCATTTATATCACAATATTCTGAATATAGGATAGAGCTTGTTGTATTGGCAAAATTATCTATACCAATATCAAAATCGTAAATTGATAATTTATGTAACTGAGCAAAATCTCCAGCATCTTCTGCATATATAGCTGCTTTACCACTACCAATAGATCCTACTATACCTTTTAAATTTAAAAATGATACTTCACACATATTATTTAATACTAATAAATGTTGATTAGCATTTTGGGGTACTAAAGTGGAAGCATTAATTGTAGAACCTTTTAGTGATACACCAGAAGGTAATATTGCTGGATTATTTACTGTATGAACTCCTGCTCCTAATTCAATTACATATGGCTTTGTTGTAGGATCTGCATCTGTTATACTAGCAATAGCTGAAGTTAGAGAAGTAAATTCTCCAGCTCCAGCATTACTTACTTTGACTGTAATAATCTGAGGGGTGATTAGTTTATCATCAGATTCTTTTAAATATTGAGTATGCGGGTCTGATAATCCATTATGAGTAGCCATTGTAGATGCTGCTGTTCCTGCGGCATCAAAATCTCCAGTGTTTGATTGTGCTGCTGTTCCTAAACCTAAATTAGTACGAGCTGTTGCGATATTTTGTAAATCGCTTAAATTGTTATTAGCTAATAATGCTCCAGCATTCCCTGCACCTACTTCTCCCCAATCTGTATCTAAGTCTCCAAACTTTGTCCAGAGTTTACCTTGATCGTCAAGGGCAATAGAACCTTTAGGAGCAGGAGTCCCTTCCGCAAGGGAAGGATCTCCTATTACTTCTAAAATTACAACTTCGTTTAATGTTAAGGTTCCATTAATAGTAGCCATTCAAACCTCTTATCTTATTCTTTGTAATACACATTTCCAAGTAATTGTTTTAGCATTTACCCCTGTAACTCTTACGTCAACGGCATTTGCGTTAACAATAAAAGTACAATTTGCAGAACCTAATCCAGCATCTTCAATAGTATAATCTGATTGAATTGTCGCTAAAGATACTGTTCCACCAACATTCTTAACTTTTACAGTTCTCTCATAAGCAACCGAACTGAATGTGTCATCAATCCCTGTTACGAAAACTTTAATTAACTCAACAGAGTTATTAGCCGGAGTAATAGAAGATACAACAGCATTTACAGAACCTGAAGTAGAAGTTGAAGTACCTCTTAACCCGAAGTTTACGTTATTTTCAATTACGTCGATAACACTTACTGGAGAAACCGTACCAACACCTAATCTTGAATTGGCTTCATCGATTGCGGCAGCCGAACCAAAAAGAATTTTACCTTTAGTGGCATTTGCTGTAGAGTTGATTGTTAAGTTACCAGAAGCAGCGGTGTCACCTTTTAATACTTGACCGCCAGATCTACCGGCTAATAAAGCATATTGAGAGTGATCGTCGTCTGATAATCCTGAAATAGATCCGTGATCTAAACCAGACTGAATTACATCAGCAGTAATTGTATTTGAACCATCGTTATAAGTGAAGTCAATTGTTGCCGAATCCACTAAAGCACCAGCAACTGCATCTTGAGCAGCTTCTACGAAATCTGTAATATCAGTAGAAACGTGAGTGTGTGAAGTAGCGGCTTTACCATCAATTTGTGTTTTTAAGCTTTGTAAAACAGTTTGAACTTCTGTTCCAGTTACACCAGAAATAGCAGTTACACCAATATCACCAGCAGCTAAAACTACTGCACCTGTAAACCCATTTACTGAAGTTACAGAAGAAGATGCAATTTCAATGTATGTAGAACCAGACCATCTATATGTTCTATTAGTATCTAAAGCAACATAGATTTTACCTGTTTCCCCTGTACCTGGAAATGAAGCTAAGTTTGCAAATTCTAAAACATCATCAACATAAGAAGGTAATTGAGCTGCTGGAACTTTACCTGTAGCATCTAAAGACGCATAACCGTTAGCCGCACCTTTTTCCGAAGTAGACTGTTTTAAAGCTAAAGCATTAAATACAGCATCTTGTGAAGGAGCTGAAGTTGTTGCACCAGAGTTAATTCCGTTTACAACTTTTGCATCAGTGTAGGCTTTTGTTGAAGCATCTTGAGCAGAAACTGGATCTAATAAGTTAGAAGCATTTCTACCTGTAAGGTTGTAAGCATTTCCTGTTCTCATTAAAGAGTATAGGTTTGCCCAAGTTTCAGGACTTGAATTTGTTAGGATGTAATCAACTTGGTGTCCACCAGGAATTGTACCGATTGTTGTAGCACCATCTGTTTTTAATACAGTGATAGTAGCAGCAGATTGGTTATAGATAGTTATTTTTTCACCAAGAACTAAAGCAGCTAAAGATGGAGCAATAACAACGCTAGTTGCTGTAGACCCAAGAGTAAAAGTAATTTTTCTAGCTGTTGGAGTTTTTACTGAACCATCTGGTACGTAAGATACGTATCCACCAGAAGCATCAACATACTGTTTATTTGCTGCATCAGATAATGCTGATGGATCAGATAAATTTGTAATGTTATGTGAGTTAAGATCCAAGTTACCTGTCATTGCAACAGAACCGTCTTTCTTAACTACAGCACTATCTAATGCTCTAGTATCAATGTCAGATTGTAATTCATTTAATGCACTCTGAACATCAGTAGCGGCTAAGTTACCTGAAGGTATAGAAGAGATTGCTGAAGCATCGTGAGCATCAGTAGCATCTGTTAAGTGGTCAGATAAAGATGAAGCATCTGCCTTTAAAGCAAGAGCATCAAATACTGCGTTTTGTGAAGGAGCTACATCTGTAACACCGTCTGCAATAGTATCGCCTACTGCCGCTGCTTTTGCTCTAGAATCAGTAAAGTATTTATTTGCTGTACCTTCTGAAATATGATCAGTAGTTAATGTAACTGTTCCAGTTTGTCCGTTTACAGACATTACTTCATTTGAATTAATTGACTTGTGGTATTTTCCATCAGCAGCATACACAGCCCAATCACCAATAGCAAACGTAATAGATCCGTTACCAAAGTTATGTGATCCAGCAGCCGAAGCTTCATAAACATCCCCAGGGTTACCTGTTCCATCAGTTAATGTAGTAGTCGAAGGATCGAAAAATCCTTGAAGTTCCATTACAGAGTTAGGAAGTTGAGATACTGGAACTTTACCACCAGCATCTAAAGTTGCCACACCATTGTTAGCTCCTTTTTCAGAAGAGTCTATTTTTGCATTCAATTGTGTTTGAATTGAACTTGTTGCATCTAAATAACCTAAAGTTGTAGTAGATACTGAAGAAGCAGATATTACACCTGATGCGTCAGAAACTAAAACCTTATTAATTGACAATGCAGCTAGCTTAGATAACGCAATTCCTGCTGCCGCAGCAATATGCGAATCCGTAACACTTAGAGCCTTTAAAGCAGCTACTAATGTTCCTGCTGGATCATCATAAGTAAAATCAATCGTATCCGTGTCGCCTACAGCAGCACCTACAATATCCATTACTTGTTCTGGATCTACAGATGATAATGCCCAATCGGTATCTCCTGTGTTCCCTTTTTGATAAATACCAACTGAACCAGCAACAATTGCTAAGTCCCCGATATTACCTGAATATCCACCACCAGTTGTTGGTGCGGAATCTAAAACAACGATCCTTTGATCCCCGATCGTGATTTGGTCTAAAATTACAGCCATACTATCTCCCCTTATTAGATATTTACGCTAGTTATTAGGTTCAATATCCATCTTATATCATTATTATTAACGCCACGTACCTTTAATTCCACTACTGGCCCTGTAACCAGAAAAGACACGTTCATTTGTGGATTATCTCTACTTGTATAGTCAGATTGTAAATCATGTATAGTTACAACCCCTCCAATACTCTTTACTCTAAAACTTCTTTTAAAAGTCGCACCATCACCTGCTGTTCCGGCAGTCCCACCAACCCTTCTTGCTACAAACTTTGCTTCCATTAAAGTACTTGTTTCTGTAGCACAATTTACTGATAAAATTGTAGTGGCTATGTTGTTAGTTGTTAATACTGAACCCTCATAGGTCTTATTTTGGGCATCTTCAATCTTTGTTGGTGAGATTTTATTAACTTGCGTATCTGTTATAGAATTTGGAACAATTTCTGCTGATATTTGTTTAGGCCCACTATTATACGTCATATCTATAGTAGGACTGTCGATCATCATAGCACCGACGGTATCTTTTATCCCAGCAATATTTGAACCTTCGGCTAGTAATTGCCAATATACTGTATTTGTTGGAAGATTACCTAATGTCGGAGCCATAGCAACATAACTAGACGGCCCAAATGAAACTGAATCACCAAGATTGTATTGAACTATAGAACTATATACACCTCTAGGTACGATACTAACAGTAATCTGAACTGGCGTGCCTAATAATTTTACTAATTTAAAATCAGACATATGTTAAACTCGCTCTATCATCCCAAATTTGGTTATAATCTGTTGACGCATTTGTGATAGAAACGTCAGTGTCGCTTATTACTATCTTTTGTATTTTCCATTTTGCTTCAGTATCTAATGCTCCAAAAATCCCGTAAGCCAAATAACAAAGAGTTGGAGATACTTGTTCAAATCGTAAAGATTTAGGAACTTCTTCTGCAACGTTTACACTACCATCAGCATTTATAGCTAAAGGATCGCCATTCTCATCAACTATTCTGACTGTATCCCCAGTAGGGCCTTCTCCGTTTAAAAAAACGGTGGCATCTACACGCAGAGTTCCTCTTTCTTCGTCATGGACGTTCTGAAGAACCTGTCGTTGATCTAATTTACTTGGATCAGGAGCCGTCATATAACCTCTTATTTATCAAACTTATTCAATAACTTTGGAAACTTACCCTTGATGCCTTCTTGTGAAACTCTTTTAAGTTCTTCATAAGTAGCTCTTTCGTTTCTAGGAGTTTGATCAACACCTTCTTGAACAAAAGGTTCTAACCCTGTAACGTCATCGTTTCCTTTTCCTAAACCCTCCGAACGTAAAGCCATTTTTAATTGGTTTACAACGGGTACATAATCAGTTGCTAAATCTGCGGTATCAACTGCTGCTTCTTTTATTTCACCAGCATTTGCCTTATTTAATATTCCCATAGCAGTTAGAGCTGTTGCACCTAAACCTAGCATTGGTAATATCCCACGAGACATACCTTTACTGTTTTTAAGTATTCCTGACTCTTCATTAACTATCTTAGCTGCATCGTCAACTAAATCTCCTCCACCCATTTTATTATCTAAATTGAAGAACTTAGATTTATTTCTTATTTCTGGTTTAATACCTATAGTATCAGTTGGAGTTGTTTTTAAAGTATCTTCTAAGTTTGTAAGTTTTCCTTCTTGTCTTAAACTATCCATAGCTTCAGATAATGTAGGTGCTCTATTTTTTGGAGGATTTAATGGTGTTCCTTTAATGTTCATAGTTCTGCCTTCTTCGGCATTCTTTGCAACATTAGCTAAACGTTTTTTTTCTAAAAGTGCATAAGCCTTTTCTAAGTTTTTATCACTCATTATTGATCCTTTAACATATTACGAAGTTTTTCAAAAGTTCTTATTTGTTTATCATTTTTTATATCAGCATCTGCTCTATCTAATAGCTCTTGTTCTCCCTCATTTAAATTACTAGAGTCAAGACCAATAGGTGTAGCCATATCAATTGCTAATTTTGCAGAATCTTTTGTTGCACCTTTTGTATCTCCAGCATAAGCTTTTTCACCTATACCAAAAGCAGCCGCACCAAGGGCTATAGGTGCTAACATTTTTAATGGTTCACCCTTTACCATTCTTTTTAAATTAAGAAATTGTTTTAATTGAGACGAACCAAATTCTGGATCTGGTTTAAAGTGATCTTTATAATATGCAGCAGCACCTTTCAATCCTTTAAGGTCTTCAAACTTTTCAACACTAGGTAATTCTTCTTTAATTTTACTTAATAGGTTCTTTCCTGTATATTCATACGGTTGATTTACTTTAGGTTGAGACATTTGATCATAATGATGTTGAAATTCATGACCTAAAGTTGCAAGATCACCTTTATCACGTAAAAGTATTTTATTATTTCCTTCTGGTACAAATAATCCTGTCTTAGCGTCAACTTGGTAATTATATCTACCAATATCTTTTAAATTTGGCTGATGCTTAACTGAAACATTATTAAATAATTCAGGATTTTCATATAAATCCCGAATATCTTTATTTTCTGAGTAAATACTCGAAGCTTCTTCCAAACCATCACGAATACTTGCTGGATTATACGATTTAAATAGTTCTTCAACTGGTGCATCGTTTTTTATATCATCAATTAGACGATTATAGAATTTTTTGTTTAAATTCTTAAATTCAGCCATATATTATTGATCCTTTAGTATATCTAGTATGTCGTTACTTACTTCTTTGTCGTTTACTGAGTTAGGAGACCTATTTTTCTCCTTTCTAGCCAATAAACGTCTAACTTCCTTAAATTTATCTACGGATTCAGGTGTTTTTGGTGCATTTAAGGCATTTAAACCACCTGTTATACCATTCTTGTGCATAAGGTAAATATTCTCTAAATTAGGGTCAAAAGGCCCATTTTTTGCGTTTTCTAGCACATTTTCGTACTTATTTACAAGTGCCTTCATTAAAATCGCTTCTTTACGCAGCGGATTAGCCTCATTTTGACTTAAACCTTGCTGTTTTGCTAGTTCTTCTGCTGTTTTTCTTGTAGAATCAATGAGTTGATACTGTCCAGAAGCACTAGAATGAGGGTTTTTTAGGTTAATACCACCTGTTGTCTCAGCATAATGTATCTTTTCGATGTCTTCTGGGGTCAATTTCTTTGTATATTCAGCTACTTCCTTATTCATATCTCTATGATCATAAGGATCTGTAACATATTCCGATCTTTCTTTCGGAAGTTCGCTAATTCTTGCTATTAAGTCTAGAAATTTATCCATTATTTGCCCTCGGATCTAAACTAGGGTTAGGTAATAGTGAAGGATCTACATTAGGTTGTGAAGGAAGTGCATTTTCTGGTGTTTGTTGTCCACCTAACATCTGTGCATTCATTAATTCGTCCACATTATTACCAGCGGTAGCACTTTGAGGCCCCATATTAGCACCTTGTTGTGGATTCATTGGCCCTGGAGGTAAATTCGGAGCCCCAGCATTCTGTTGAGGGTTCAAAGGTTGCTCTTTAATCAACATTAATAAGTCTGGATTAACATTTCTTAACATATCAATATGTTCTTGTATGTGTGCTCTAACTTTTGCTGTTAATTCTGGGTTATCTCTTAGGTCTGGATCACTAATTACTGATCTATGTTCTTGAATATGTAGAGAATGTCTGTCTAAAATGTCAGCCATTACCTCTTTACCTTCAAGTAACTTCTCATTTTCTCGTTTAATTAAGAAAATATCTTGCATATCTGCTTCATATAATGTTTCAACACTACCAGTTTCTAATACCATGAAGTATTGTTCTGGAGTTTTAATAATTTTCATATTAGCTAAGTTGTTTGCGATCTCTACTTTACCAGCAATTGTCTTAGCCAGAGGGTTACCAACGTTAACTGTTACTCTTCTAACATCAGAAATCATCTCACCTGTAAACTCTTTCATTAAAGATCTCTTATTTTTACCAACAATTGAGATCAATTTAGGAGTATTTGCGTAGTCTTTTAGTATTTCTATTAAAGTAGACCCGACATCTTCTAAGAATTTAACATAATTTCGTTGAAATGTGTTTTGAAATTGAAGAGACATTGACTGAACTAAGGCTAATGAGTTACCAGATCGTAATGAGGCTTCAGGATTACCTCTAGTTACTGAGTTAATACCAGATTGTGTTTCACCTAATTGCTCTAACATTTGAGCAAATTTAAATGTTTCTGGTGAAGTAGCTGTTAATTGTAATGGTTCTGGTTTTTTATTACCTTCAACTACGTTTAATCCACCAGGTAATGCCTGATGCACTAAGTCTGAACCTCTTTCTACGAATAAGTTTTGTACACCAAACGCATTTTGATTGGTTAATATAGTAGAATATGTAGAGTTTAATGCTTCTTGTATAGGATAAACGTCAAACATATTAGAGTAACCGTAAGGTGTGCCCATAATATTTGCTGGAGATAGTCTAAATAGAGGAATACTTCTATAAGGAAGAGGTACATCCAATAGAACTACATCAGCAGCAACGAATAACATGTATCTACCTTCAGGCATTGCTTCTGTTTTTTTATGATAAAACTTAAATACAGGAATATCATCTGTATCGTCATTAGAAAATGTTTGTAATTTAAAGCTATATATCTCATTTTTTGTAGGTAATGACATTATACGTTCTTTAAATTCAGGATATTTAGCAGCAAGGTTATATCTATTTTGAAAACTACGTACTAAAGCCCATTCCTGTGAGTAAAAGTTTTCTTTTGTCCCATCAACTACTACACTTAAAGGGTCATATAGAGTAAATTCCATCTCACCTTCGTAAGAATGTTCTCCAGTTTCTGGGTCAAAGTCTTTTGCTTCTCCAGCGGTTGCATTCCACTCCATATCAATAAATGAAGCACCCATTACTGTTGCCATTTCTACGGCATCATATATAATAGTTTCTAAGTTTTTTTCTCTCATATAATAATCTAACACACCATTTGCCAGATATGTTTGAGATAAAGATCTATAATCAGTGTTAATTGACTTTGCTTCAAAAACCGGTCTGTTTGCTGTAATAATTTGGACAATATGTTGAGCTAAATTTCTAAACATATTAATAGGAATAGATACTAATTCACCTTCTTCACCTGTAAAACTTATCGTATGGTTTTCTTGGGTTCCCTTATTAAAGTTACCATAGTAAAACTTATACATGTTAGCAAGTTTTGTAACGTATGAATTAGATTTAATTTGACTGTAAAAAGTTCTAGCTTTATCTAAAGCTGCCGCTGCTGCTCTTTCCGAGTCTCTAGCTGCGAAATACGTTTCACGATCATTTACATTACTTTCCACGTAAACCTCTTATTTTAAATTACTTAAAAATTCTTTTACATAAGACAAAGGAACAGCATGACCAGAGTTTTCGATTTGTGGATTTCCTGCAAAAATAACAGCAACAATATTACCATATTTATTTACAACAGGTGATCCTGAATTTCCAGGGTAAGTTGGAGAGCTGATTTGAATTGTGTTTCTAGTTACAACACATACTTCCATTGCACCAAAAAATGTTTGAATAGTTTGAATTGAACCTTCTGAACAAGAACCATCTTCATTTGTTTCAGCAGCTAATTGAATCTCATTATCATCAAAATATTCGCCTTTAGCAACGTTTAAAGCTTCACCTCTAGGATGTCCAAGTGTATATAGTTCTTCACCAATCTTAGGGTTTGAACCAATCTTTAAACCTTTATGATCTGGCAATGCTTCTAGAGCACAAAGATCGTGGTCTTTAGAAATTTTAATTATTTTACGTTCCACTAATAGTTTTGTGTCTTCAGCCTTTACTAAAAGAGGGCCTTTCATTTGACAGATATGTTTGTTTGTTAAGATAACAACAGAACCATCGGCTAATTCAACATGGGAACCAGAACCAGATCCATCTTGTCCAAAAATTTGAACAGTGCTTTGCTCTGCTAGATGGCGAATATAAGCTCTATGAGCATGAGGAGCCTCAAAGGAAATATAACCCAAGCCAACGGCTAAGATAGCGATTTTTATTGTCTTTTTAATTGCATTTGTAATTTTAGATTTTAGACTCACTTTAACTCCATATGTTTATAGATAACTTATTTGCCTATATATAGTTGTTAATAATGAGGATATGTGTTTATTTACGTTTATTTACACCAAAGATGCTTTCATAGACTGCTATCGTTGCAGTTTTAGCGTTACTAGAATACCCAAATCCACCATTATTATAAAATGTTGAATCAGAAGGTCTATTATAGTTATTGGGATAAGGATTCTTCGTATAGTTAATTGATTTAACCATATATAATAAAGCATCTACAGCATCATAATGACCGTTTCCTGGTGATCTAGCAAAGTCATCCTTTACAGAACTATCTTTCCATCTTGCGTTTTTTAAATGCTGTCTTAATACTACACACTTTGGATTAATTATTATTTTTTCGCTTTGCAACATTACTCTAGTTTGATTAATTAAAGGTAACTTATAACCAGGAGCTTTCTTTACCGCTTGAAAGTTTAAACGCTTATTTGAAGCTCTATTGATTTCATTAATAACAATATACTCAACATCAGATACTCTGATTTCGGGCACAATTAATTCGTTAGTTAAAATGTTCATCCAGAGCTGCTCTTCTTTTTGTAGAATTTCTTCACTAAACTTATCTAGTTTTAAATCTTTACCTTCTTTAACTATTTCATCTTCTATTATAACCTTATCTTGTTTAAAATCATAATACCCAAATAATACTACAGTTAGATCTTTAAACCCTAAATCCATAGAAACATACGGAGTATAAAAAGGAGGTTTATTATATTCTCTTACGATCTTTGCTTCTAGTTCTTCATCAAATTCTGGAATTACCGATCTGTTTTCATCTCTAATTAATTCACACAGATACTCTCTTCTAAAATTGATATTATTAACTCCACCAACAAACTTTGATATTATGTGATTTTTCTTTTCATCAGATAATAACGGGTTGTCAAACAATGTTTTCTTCGTTAAGAAATTTTCTTGTTCAGCAACTTCAATGAACTCTATAAATTCATGATCTGCCTCTTCAGGAGGAGTAGATGCTAAAATAATCTTACCACCTGTATGTGTTGTTGTGGGAAAAAGAATAGACATAACATTATACTTTAGATTATTACAGAAAGCGGCCTCATCTACTAAGATTAAACTAGACTTTTGTCCCCTTAACCTTTCAGCGTTATTAGCGTCTGTACCAGCCATTTGAATCTGTGATCCATTAGGAAACTGATAAATAAATTTAGACGGGATATACTCCGGTCTAACGTCTTCAGGACAGTCTTCTAGTATCTCTCTGAACAACGGTTCAAATATAGTTTGAACGTGTAGTTTAGTGTCTGTTAAAAGCTTTACTATTGAATTAGGATTTTGTATAGCGTGCATTAATCCGATGATAGCTAGTAAATATGATTTACCAGATTGTCTTGCAAGTAACCAAACTAAAGTTGACTGAGGTTGAGCATTTAAGTATATGTTAAACATCTCTTTTTGTACGGTGTGCATCTTGTGGGTCAAGATACCTCTACGCCAAAGTTCATCCTCAATTTGTTTCTTACTAATAGTAGCCATTATATACTATCCACCAATCTAAGTAGATCTGCTGTAGATAGTGCAGTAGGTTGTTCTTTCTTCTTCTCTTCATGATTCTTACCTTTAATCAATTGGAGAGTTTTAGCAAATATTTCTAACTTCTTTGTTTCTTCTAAAGTAAGTTCTCTATTCATTGCTAGTCCTTTCAACATAGCTATTTGAACTATACAAGTAGTTTCAGTATCAGATGTTCCTTCTGGTTGATCTAAAGTTAAAGCATTACTAACAGCAACTTGCTTTTCAGCTTCTTGTAGTTTTACAGTTAATGACTCGACCTTACGTTCAAGTTCAGTAATCTTCTTACTTTGAGTAATAATAGTTTTATACTGAGAAGAAGCATACTCTTTAACATCATCGATAGATGAGAAATTATCTAGTATATTGTTTGTTATTTGATCACTCATATATTACCTCTTATAAGACATACCTAGTGACATCTTACTGGTATTACTTTTAATAACATCTAATACTTCATCTTGTTGCTTAAGTTTAGTACTTACATCTTCCTTAAGTTTACTTAATTCTTTTTTAGTGATTTGTTCAGTAATAAATTCATAAGCTAAGTATAAGATAGCTACTAGTATAATAAATACTATATCGTATCCATTTGTTTGATATTTAAATGATTTTATAAAAGAAGAAATAAAAAGAATAGCAAGAACTACTTGGATCTTTGATTTCATATAGGCTCCTAAATAATAAAAAGAGATGTGTCCGTATCTAGCTTAATATAATGTACTTAGTACTCTAGTATCGACTAGTATCTCTAATGATAGTTGTTAATTTATATACTGATTTTATTAAATGAACTTTAGACACACTACTACCGCTTAACCGTGTAGCTTTTTTGCTTGTCTGTTTATATACAGCGATTATACCACAACATAGTGGTTTTGTCAAGTTTTTTATGATCACGGGTTAAATACTCGGATATCGGTCTTTAAATTATAACTAGCCATAGGAACAATTTGAACATGAACCCAATTTGTTGTTCCCTTTTCCATCCAAAGATTATACTTTTTAAGCATAGCACAATCATTTGCTATTAACCAATTGTAAAGCTCTAACTTCGGATCACTGATATCAGCAGCCTGTCCAAAAAGATGTTTCGACATTCTAGGATACTTCTTACTCTTATATATTCTTTCCATATCGGCATCATTTCTTAAACCTGAAGTTATTGTCATAGGTTTACCCCAAGCTACCCTAACTTTGTTTAAACGATCCAATAATATAGTGAGATTAACAGTTTGTTCATCCGTACATTCAGATTGACTATGAGCCCCTAATAGTTCTTTCATCGAAATCATATTGACTCCTGAGCCTTTTTAAGCTCTTTATATACTCTATAATAATCAAGATAAACAGGTTCATTATTCTCTTTACAGGCTTCAACATACACACCTATAATATAGATACAACGTTCAGCAACCTCATTTAACTCTTCTATTAACGACTCTAACTCCTCTTCATACTCAAGAATTAAAGAAGGATCAGAACAATTAGAAAGCATCTCTCTAACTTCGGCTATATCATCCATGACATAACCTAATAACTGTATCTTCTTATGAATAGAGGAATTATACATTATCTACCCTTTAGAACGTAATTTCTGCATCCTAACTTTCATTTGTTTACGTACACAATCACTACACTTCCTACCAACCCATAGGTCACCCTTATCATCTACCCATTTCTTATTTCTATTATCAGGGTACTTACCTACTTGCACACGTAGTTTGATCTCTTGACAAACTGAACATTTACTCATGTTTTGTTCTAATTTTACTTCATCATTTTCCATAATACACCTCTATATAAAGTTGTTAATATTGTTTATATTTAATAACTTAGTAAAGCGAGAAAAGGGAGCTGGGGTTCTCTCCTCTCTTTTCGAGCTGCGTTTATATACCTATTTCCGTTTCTTCACCCACTCCATCGTTCTATCGTTCAGAGCATATACCGGCTGCACTAGATCCACTCCAACATAATACTGAGCAACAAAACCCTTAGCTTCATCCATGTTCTCAAAAACCCCAACAACGGTCTTATCCTTTCTAATATTCTCAATTACAACAAACACAGCAGGTATACTACAATTCACTAGGATCTTGGGTTTATATTTTGAATAGCTAATTTTAGCCTTAACAACATCAAACCCGGCAGTAACATACTTCTCAACATAATACTGAGAGTAAATTTGTTTATATAACAACTCTTCTGTTTTTAATAAAATTTTTATATAAGATCGATCGCCCACTAATTCTGGAAAATCATCCAAAATTTGACCTATACGAGATTTTAGGTTATTTGCATATCCAACGTAGCATTTACTAGAAACAGGGTTAATAATGGCAAATACGCAACTATTAGGTAGACTATGGAGAGTATTGATGAAATTCATTGTTGTTTTCCTCAGTAAAAATATAACATTACATTAGGTCGTTATGTATAGTTGTTCAGTATTAGTGATTTCGATGAGGTGAGTAAAATAGGTGTGGTCGAGAATAGGTGTTTATATACTTGAATTAGGTGGTATCACGGATGAGCTAACAAAGCCTTTCGTCCCGTCGGAAAGCCCATAGGGGGTAGGTAGGTGGGGGGTGTTTGATATGCCAAACTTTTGTATGATGTTGCGAACTTAAGATGGCACGGATCTTGCAGGGATATGCAAGTATCATGCCGGCACGGTAATTGCTATATATGCAAGAAGTATGCCAAGTGCTAAGTGTCCAATATTGTAGGAGTTCTGGGGTAAGTGGTTGATATGTGATGAAATTATTTGGTATTGATGTTGCTATATATGCAAGGGGCATGCCGAGGTTTACCCGGTTGAGGGCAATTTTTTGGCATCGATTTTGCAATTAGACCTGCATCATTATATGCCCCAAAACCAGGAATTTTATTTTTATCCTTATATACAACGAAAATCTGTCATGCCTGAAAAATTTTTTTAGCGTCTTAACTCTATGTTATCGTTGGTGAATTTCAGATTTTTTAAATTATTTTTGAAGATCGCTTGCAATTATTTTTTAGATCGGTTAAGATTGTTTCAAGGCAAGCAACTAAGCTTGTCGGTAACGAGAGGTTAGAACATGGTAGCGGTGGTTGTAGTGATTTTTGTTTCATACTTTTTATTAGAAGTTGTTGGAATATAAAAAAAAGCTATAGGTTCCCGTTGTGGATAGTTTTTCAATATGTACTTACATAGTTGTTAAATCAACTTTAAAGGAATTGTTATGATAAAAAGTAAAGAGCAGATGAAATTTGAAGCTATGAAAAGAAAACAAGTACTTGAGGCGAAAAGTAAAAATAACGCCTTTAATAAGGCGGGGAATGTTAAGACAAGTTTTGGAAAATGTAATAAAGAGTATTTAATTAACATGGGATTTTATGTTAAAGGAGAAAGAAATAAACCGAGTAAATCGGCATGGGTAGAAAAAAGATTAGATAAAAATATAATTGAAGTTGACTTAAGAAAAAAGTCATGCTAATATAAAGTAAGTAAAGCAACTGAGATCGGTCACAAGTCCGACTGAAAAATGCTGAGTGATTATTTAAACAAAGTACCAAAATAGGTACTATACTCAAAGAACATGATTCGGGTAGACCCCAATCCTAGGGCTTTGAATGAAACACTCACGAACCACGGCGAAAAACGCTGAAAGCTTGACAATGCAAATTGTCTGCATCGTGTAAGAAAAATGCTTATGAACCACAAGTGATCGAAAAGTCGGTGGTTGCAAGTGAAGGCTACATCATGTAAATGATGAGAGATAACCATTAAGCATTGTTTTAAACATACAATGTCCTGTTGCAAGTCAGGCTGAGAAAATGTGAGCAAAACAAAATATAAACCGAGGTGATTTATGTATGAACAACATCGAATCGAATTGATTCGTTCAATACGTATTTACTTATCTATGTATAAGGTATCTAAATTAGAGAATTATTTGGATTCTGCGGTCAGAGTAATGAAACAACTAGATGATCTAAATAAGGAAAATATAAACGAATATAAAAACCTAGTGAATCTTCAAAATAAAAGAGATGAGCTAAATAATTTCTTAGATCAAACAAATAACACTGTATTTTTAAAAGCTTCTTAGGAGTATGTAATGGAAAAATTCTATGATCGATTTAATGAAATGGAATATAGTGATTATATTGAGGAAAATGATTTAGACTTTGACTATGAAGACGACGATGAGGAAGATCAATTTATTTACACTGATAATTTTTAGAGGTACTTATGACAATTTATGATGCAGTAATTGTGTTTTTCATATCAACTATTGGGCTAACAATGACAATTTGTTTCCTGGAAATGTTTACAATCTACGCAAAATTACAGTAATTATCGAGGTAGCCTATGTACTACATCAAAGGTAAGCTATTAAAAAATAGGTACGAACTATATGATAAGGCCAAAACTATAAGCGAGGCCACTAAGTTATTGAAACAATATAAAAAAACCTTTAAGAAAATTAAATTCAAGATACAATTCATAAATACCTAGTAATCTAATGTATTGAGACGATCGTCTTAACCTTAAAATGTATTAGATTAAATTAAAGGGCGGTTTAATATCGCCCCCTGTCCTTTTTAGTTAAAAGAAACTTTAAAACGAGGTGTATTATGGAAATTACAATCGAAGTTCTAAGTTCTAATAGTAATGCTTTAGAGCAAATTAAAATGGCATTTAATAGAAGAAATGGTCATGATACAATCCCAAATATAATGAACGATATAGGTGAAGAATTGGGCTACGAGGTAGCTAATACAGACGACAAGTATTCGTTTACCGATAAGGAGTAACCTTTGATTAGAGTAATGTTACTTATCTATTATCTACTTACAATATTAATTTTAATGACATTTATTAAATACTTATGAGGTGAAAATGAACTTAGAATCATTTACTGTTAAGGGTACAATAATTCAAACAAATAAAGACTTATATGGTGGTGGATATGGTGGCACATATATTTATAAGATCGTAAAGAGTGCCAAATTAAATCCAGATAAAACATTCCTAACTAATCAACCAATTCTTGTAAACGAAGACAACAGGCGAATATATCCTTATCTAACAAATTCTAGATTATTAGAATTAAATATTAAAGAAATCAAATGTGAAAAAACAATAAAAGAATTTAATAAAATTTTAGTTGACTCGAAAAGGAAAAATGCCTTTAAAAATCTAACCAACGGTATTGTAGAAACTTTAGGAAGCGACCCTGAAATTTTTGTGGTAGATGAAAACGATAAAGTAATTCCTTCTTATGAATTTTTAAATGGTAAAGATAATCCAAATTTAACAGGAACATACAAGGAATTTAAAATAAATGGTAATTGTGGTGCAAATGTAAATCAAAAAATGTTTTGGGACGGTTTCCAAGCTGAATTTAATACAGATGCTCAAAGTTGTTTAGCCTGGGTATGTGACTCGACTGTACTCGGTTTACAATCCGTTTTGAAAGAAGCAAAAAAGTATAATCCAAATGCAAGATTAACAATTCAAACAACAGTAGACATTGATAAGAATGTTCTAGATAACGCTAAACCTGAACATGTAGAGTTCGGTTGTATGCCATCGTTTAACGTATATAATATGTCAGGAATCAAGGCAGATGGTAGGTCGGTATCATTTAGATCAGCAGGTGGACATATTCACTTCGGTATGAGTGACTTAACTAAAACGAAAGCTAAAAGATATGTAAAGGCACTAGATAAGATTCTAGGTGTTGCATGTGTTTCATTGTTTAATACTTACGACGACCCTAGAAGACGTACTATGTACGGATTAGCAGGTGAATATAGATTACCTGCACACGGTTTAGAATATAGAACATTAAGTAATGCGTGGTTATCTCACCCGCTTATTATGAATCTAGTATTTGAAATGGCTAGAAAGGTAATAGGTGCAGAAGAGGACGAACAAATGCAATTCTGGGATTCAACAGAAGAAGAAACTATTAGATGTATCAATACATGTGATGTTGATTTAGCTAGGGAGATTTTAGCAAGAAATAAAACAAACCTGATTAATCTCTTAAAATCTATAAGTTCTATAAGTTATAATGAAAATGCTGAATATATCTATAAAATTTTAATGTTAGGTATGCAATCGATCATTGAAAATCCTGATGATATATCGGGTAATTGGTCATTCGAAAATCTTTATAAAGGTCATTGTGATGCAGACGGTATGCAACTTATTACAATAGATAATATACCAAATTATAGATTATTAAAAGATGAGAAGGTTACTGCGATATATGAACAACTAGCATTTAATATTAAGCAATTAGATAATGATGAGGAAACTATGACATTGAAAGAAGTTATGGGGTAGGTCATGAATGAACTAAAGATTTTAATTTCAAATAGTGCATTGGTTTTAAATTACTACGATAAGGAACTTAAGAAATCTGCTATAAGAAATAAAGGCTTATATGATGTAAGCGATGAAAATCTACATAAAGTTTGTAATGATGTATTTAGTATGGTGATAGGTAAACCAACAAATTTTAGTTGGACGGATTGCCAAGCAATATTTGACTTAATAGAGCGTGATTATGAAATAAAGGATAAGTAAATGAATAGATTAGAAATAGCAATGAAAATTCTTCAATGGGAAGGTGATGCAATCACTAAACATAGAAAGTTTGTTGATAACTTTATTAATGAAAATGAATTTAATGAAGTCTTAAAAGAAGCAGCATGTATAGAATTAGGTATTGAAGAAATCGAATTTGAAAGAATGAGCGATGAAGAATTTTTTAATGTAATGTTTGAATATTCTCATAACAATACAGTTATGGTAGCAAGCTAGGTAATTATGCAAATATTTAACGTGTCTGCTGAGGTTATAAAAAAACCTAAAAAATGTTCGCATTGTGATAAATTAAAAGAAACAGGTTCAAGTATGTACTTCGGTCATACAATTCTATTCTCATTAAACAATAACAAAACTAAAGAGTTGCATTGGACATGTGAGGAATGTGTTAAAACAAAACATGGGTACTTGACAGAATGTTATTGTATGGATTATTTATGAAAAGGTTTATAACAGAACACCACGATTTTTTAGTTGTGTTGTTAATTATGGGATTATTCGCAAAAGCCCTGTTATTAATTTTTAATATATTAGGATCATATACTATAAATGAATACTTTATGAGGTAAATTATGCACGCATTTGTAGAAGACATACTACAATTCACTTTAAACAATAAGAAGCATCAACATTTTCAAGAAAAGGAAACAAGATATTCATTCGTTATATGTAATAGGAATATATATGCTCACGATAGTAGTGTGACATTACACAATGGTAAAACGGATATACATAGGAATTTTGATAGATTTAATGTGATTAAATCACCTCATAGATTACAGCCTATTTTTTTAAGTCGAGAAACTATGAGAGATTCTTATAAAAATAGACCATTTAGTGATTTGGTAAAAATAGTGGAGTAGTAAATGGAAAAAATAAAACATATTTATTCAAAAGAATTAGGTCAATTATTTATGAGAATGACCGACGAAGAATATTTCGATTGGTTGAAAACAAACGAAGTAGAATATACTAAACCATTATTGGAATTAATAAATGAAGATAAGGCTAATCTAAGTGATGAAGATTATACAGATACATAGGGGAACATCATGATAATAATACAATGCGATAACGATTTATGTGAAGCCGGAAATGAATGGTCTGAACATATTAATTATCGATTTAGTAATGATTATATAGATTACGATGATTTCTTAAATAATGTTTCAAATGAAGAAGAATATAGAATAATATGGGAGGATACAAATGATTAATGTTGGATCAATAATAAAAATTAATGATGAACTTTGTCCAGAAAATGAACGCTCTAATAAAAGATTTCAATTCGGTGCTTTAAATTATATCGCAATTATGTTGGATTGGGAGTTTGAGGTAGTACGAGAATTTAAAGATGAGTTTCATGGTGACATGGTAGAATGTAAAATTACCAATAGTGATAATATCAAGTCAAACATTGTTCTTAGAACACAAGATACAGTGTTAGCTAAGTCAAATAAATTCAATTTAACTTATGAGATTATCGGTAAAACAGGAAGGTTTGATGCTGAGATAAGAGAACTCAAGAGAGAAGAAAATGATCTACTCTTAGTTCGTGCGGAAGAAAAAAGAAAAGGCACACCGATCACTGATAAAACACTTATTCAAAATTGGTCAGAAGTTAAATCAGTTAGAAATAAGATCAAGCGTTATCAAGAAAATACTGATAAAGTTTTTGTTGTCAAACATTCGTCTGGTACTTACGAGATTGATTGTGCTGAGGAACAAATTCCAACAAAGCTTAGATCTTTAATTAGAAGTATGCGTGCTGATAGACGCAAAGTTTACCCTGTCACAAAAGAAATTGGTGGCGGTATGACATTAGAGAAATTAGGTAATGTCATGGTTAAACCTGGTAAGTTCCTGGAATTAAATGAGAAGTATGCTTTGAATATTATTAAGGCACATAAGAAACCTACAACAAACGATAACTATGTTGGTATTGAAATTGAGATGTTATCACCTAAAAGTATTGAAGAAATGAATAAAGAGTTTATTAAGTCAAGATTACATAAGTATGTGAATGTTGGTACAGATGGTTCAATTAGAAGTGACATTAGTGGTGTTCATGCTATGGAATTGAGGGTATGTTTACCTGAAAACTTATTAGCTACTCATTTAAAAATGATTACAGAAGTATTACGTAAAACAGACTCTTATGCAAATCGTTCATGTGGTATGCACGTTCACGTTGATATGAGAAATCGTGACCCTGAGCTATGTTACAGAAACTTCTTTAAAGTTCAAAATATTATGCTACAAGCTCAACCATTAACTAGACGTACAAACCAATACTGCAAACCTAGTACGATAGCTAGCAAAAAATTAAAAGACTTCTCAAGTAATGGTGATGATAACGTGAGACGACAAGCAATTAATACTGACTCGTATCATAAAAACGATATGAAGACTATTGAGATCAGAGTACACGAAGGTGCTACTAAGTTCAAAGATATATTTAATTGGGTAAATTTCTTAGTTGCGACCGCTTCCCTTAAAAAAGATTTGGACGCACCTATTAATACTATTAAAGAATTAAGATCTGCTAATTTCGTAAATGAATTAGTAATTAATCATTTAAATGAACGTATTGAAGAGTATTCGGCTTAATTATAATAAAACTAATATGAGGTAAAAAATGTGTAAAGTTATGGTAATGACCGGGATAGAAAATAATGATCTAGCCCTGAGATTTATGAAAGCAGTAGCACCCAACATGTCAGTAGGTAATACCGACGGCATTGGGTACTCCGCAGTAAATTCTAAGAATCAACTGTTCATGGAAAAATGGCACGTTAATAATAAGTTCTTAAATACGAACGATGTTGTAGACGCTAAGACTATTGAGGAATTAAAACCTTATGAGAATAGGATAGGTAAACTCCAATTAAATTACACAAGTTATGGTGATGTAACAAGAGACGATCTTAGATCAGTGACTATGCACACCAGGTACGCAACATGTGGAAAAACATTTGAGAATACTCACCCATTTATTGAAAATGATATATCCCTTATTCATAATGGTGTTATTCAAAATTCTTTTACATTAGCATTAAATAAAAATTCAACTTGTGACTCCGAAAACGCTTTACAATTATACAATAACTTACAAGTTAATTTGAGTAAGAAAAGTACAGACTATCAAAGTTTCCTAGATAAGTTAAAGGGTTATTGGGCATTTGCTTTTCTTGCAAAAGATTCTGAAGGTACATATCAACTAGATGTTGTTCGTGAGGGTGCACCATTATACTTTGCAAAGATTGAAGAAATCGGAGTTAATTGTGTTGTGTTTGCAACAACAAAAGAAATCATCGAGATAGGTTGTAAAGAATTAGAGTTACCAGTTAGATCACAGATCTATCTACTAACTGAGTCTAACTATCACAGATTTAACGCATTAACAGGCGAGTTAATACTTAATAAACAACTCGAAGATTCTTTATTAAATGCTTCATCGTATAGCTATTCAAAAGTATTTAAATCAAATAAGACAAAGAAAAAAGAACCTTATCAACCACTAAATAATAACAACATAGATGAATACTATGACTACTACAATAGTCAAGAAAATTACAAGGATCTTACATCAGTAACCGATGAGTTCTTATTAGATTCGTTCTATGATATTAATGAGCCTTTAGTTGATAGACTTGATTCTTATGATAAAATGTTCGACACTGAGTATTTATCTAACTTTGAAGATCTAGCTATTAAAATCCGTGACTTCATAACAAAACAAGAATATAAAGAAGTTATTAGTTTTGCCGAAATTATCTTAATGTTAGACGCTTATATTGCAAGTGAAAATATATCAGACCTTTATAAAGTATTTAGAAATAAACGTAGGGCTTAATTTATGGACATAATACAATACAAATCAAGATACTATTGGTTTAGATTTAGAGAAAATCGCATTAACTTTTATTACTCTTCGGAAACCTTAATAGAAAGCGGAGGTAATGACCTTCCTTATTGTGTAATTAAAAACCTGGATTAATTTGGAGGTATAAATGTATGACGTAGAATTGATACAGTATACTGAAAAAAGAACATTTTATTTTAGATTTCGTATTGATAATGTAAACTTTTATTGGAATAAAAACTTTTCATCGATTATTAAATCCGGTGGAAATTACATTCCTCATAACATAATTAAAATAATAGATTAACGGGAGAAGTTATGTTGCTCACTCAATATAATAAATTTATCAGTCCGTCTCTTAGATATATTTTTCGACTATCTTCAGATGGTTATATATATAACAATAATGGAAGATTACATGGATCGACTATCCCTGATGATGATAAACTATATCAAATAATAATGGAGAGAATATGAAATTCACAATACTATATAGTGGTCGTTCTTCTAAAACAGGAAGGGATTTATTAAATAAATTCAAGCCTTTATCTAGAAAGGCATTTAGAAAACGAACAGAAAAACGATTCAATACTGATGTTATTTTAAGATGGGGGTCAACTGAGACTTTCAATAAGTTAAGAGGTAGGCTAGAACTAAACACTTTAGAAGCTGTCAGAAATGCAAGCAATAAGTTAATCATGATGCAAAAATTAGTTGAGGCTAATATTCCAACCGCAGAAATTCTTTTCAATCCTTATAATCAATCTCAAGATGTTATAGACAATTATCGTGATGATAATGGTGGATTTTTTATCAGAGGTTCAAACGATTCAATAAGATATGACGATAGTATTAATCCTAATGACAAGTATATATCTAAACCAATTGTAAATAAGCGTAGAGAATATAGAGTCCACGTATTCAATGGTGAAGTTATAGCTATCTATGAGAAAATTCCTAACGATGAGAATGTTAAGTTATTCAAATCATATAACTGTCATTTCGAATTAAAGAATATAGAAAATTGTAGGCTAACCGAACAAGATAAACAAGTTTGTATAGATGCTGTAAATAAATTAGGATTACTATTTGGTGGTGTAGATTTAATGCGAGATAAGAATAAGAAAGTCTTTGTTTCGGAAGTAAATAGTGCCCCGGCTTTAAATGGAACTAACATAGATAGATATGTAACCAAAATAAACGAGTACATTCAAGCGATGGGAGTTTAAAATGATTGTGTTATTTCAAACAACAGACAAGCATCAGAATAATTATAGATTCTATTTACATAGATTTGCGGAAAATATATCGTTTGATGTGATATGTACGGTAAATAAGTATCATAGTAACGCTATAATGGTATTATAATGAGTCTAATAATACTAATATCCCTTATACTTTTTTTATTCTCACCATTTGGTAGAATAGCCGTGATGTATTTAGCCACCCTTATCCTGGAATCAATGTGGTTATTTATATTCATATTAATGATTGTCTTTCTTAAAAAGAGGTAAGTAATGAAATTTCCAATCTCTGTAATTAAAATAGATAACTATATGGTATTAATTAATAGTGGCGAAGTAACTAAAGACTTTATTTCAAATTTAAAAAAACTTGAGCTAACTAGAACTCCACGTGATATGAAGATAGTATCGTGTGACTACCCAGCATTTAGTGGTCACACAATATACATAAGTGGTGATGACAGATCAAAACGATATCAAACATGTAAGACTGCGTACAATGAGCCATTATTTAATAGCTATCAAGAAATAATAAAATATTATGCTAACAAAATGGGTTACGATGAGTAATAAAATAGATGATATGTTAGAAGAATTTATCTCAGAAGTATCTGAGAATTATACTGAAGATTCTGATGTAGAAGAGTTATTTAGAAACTCTATGAATAAGATTTTAACTAAAAAGAAACAAGGTATAGGACATGTATTAAAGACTCAAGTAATGTTTGAGATTGAAGAAGACATGGCTTTGCCTATATTTCCATCAGAGGAAATGTATGACGAGGATTAAGTATGTTAAAGAGAACGATACTTTAATTAGTCCAGTCTTTATAAACTACGAAGGTAAGAGATACCGTATTCTTATCCACACACAAAAGAACCATTACACTGTAACAATCAGAACAACAACAGGAAAAATAGTAGAGGTTGTTAGTTGTGATGAATTATCCAAAGCAAAAAGAACAGCAAGAAACCTGATTATTAATAAATATAATGTGAGAATCAAACACGAGGTTAGACGATGAAGATAGGTCAAGTTAGTGCACCATTTGAAAACTCAATACAATATTCATTTGCTTTAATATCTTTTGTTACTATGGATAGTGTTGTATTTGTTAGAGATATAGGCGGAATTAATTGTGTCATGAGAAAATATATTAAAATTATACAGGAGTAACATATGAGAACAATAGGAGATAGATTAGCTGAATTAGACAAGACAGAATCAACAGTAGCTGATTTTAATAGAATATTCGATGATGTACCATTAACAAGATTCAAAGATACCGATACAGTCTTAGTTGGTGAGATCACAAAAAATGCAACAACTAGACAATTATTAATTAACAATGTAGCTATTGAACATAGCTTTGAAAGGAGACTTACAAGTGAAAATGAAATTATTATTACTGACGACAATGTTATTAGCGACGACGATTTTTGGATGTGCCAGTTCGTCTAAACCTTTGACAGAAGAAGAACGAAGAGAAGCTAGGCGACTAGCCAGAGAAGTTCGATAGCCCCTGAATTGGGGCCTTTTTATTTGGAGATAAAATGATAAGCATATTGCAAGCATCTACTGGACTACATTTCGGAAAATATTCGTTTCATATATTCCACCTAAACGGAGATCTAAGAACAATTAGAAGTGATAAATTTAGAGAATCAACTTACTGGAATACAATTTTAATAGACGTGGAGTTATAATGAGAAAAGAACTTTTAGTGTATGTTAATACTGGAGAAGCCAACGAAGAAATCAGTGTGACCTCGGTTGCCAAACATCGTAGCTTAGTGTTGATCACTACATCAACAGGAACTAAATTTACAGCAAACAGAGAAGAGTTATTAGAAGCGTTACAAGCGATTGCAACATTTGATAGTTCAGTCACTACTAAACCCGAACCAATAGACAATCTAAATACTTTAGAAGTTAGCTATGGAGACGAACAATGAAAATCGTACAAATATCAACCACTGACAGATTCGTAGGTGATCACACCGGATACTATAGATATGAGTTCGGTATTATTACGGGAAATTCTGGAGCAGGAAATTATATTGTTGATTTCGGTAAGAGACCTCCTGAGATTTTATCGATCTTGAAAGAGATTAGGGATTTTGATGGTGATTATGAAGAAGATGAATATTTTAGAGAAGATTTCTCTGTTCTTAAAAAAGAATGTAATATTATAGGAGTTTTTAAATGATATTATTTTTAGTATTTAATATAGCTCTACTTACGTCGAGTCTATATTTATTGTTTCAAACAATGTTAAATTATTCGGTCTTATTATCCTTGCCAACACCATTGATAATTGTTTATGTAATTGGTGTTATCACCCCGCTACTTAATATATACGATAGTATTAAGAATCTACTATCATTAACAGTGAGTTCAGTCGATGAAGATAGTATGTAAACCAACGCCTAGATTTAAACGTTTTTTTATTGAACAGTGGGTAGAATTTTATGGATATCATTGTGCATACTGTACGGGATATTGTGAAAATGATAGAACAATAGATCACATTATACCAATAAGTAAAGGTGGTAGAAACCAATTTATAAACATGGTCTTAGCTTGTCGTAAGTGTAATGAAGAGAAAGCAAACAAAATGCCAGAAGAGTTTAGAACACTAATGTTACAACCAATACAAAACAAACACAAAAGGAAAGAAAATCATGACGAAAAAAGAGTTGGATGAATTATATATGAAGTTATCAGCAAAGCATAATATTGGTTCGCCTTCATATGTACTTGGATCAATAATCGAAGATGAACCATCTTATTATGATCGTAAGATCAGGGAACTAGAAGAATATAACAGGAGAGCATCTATGACTAGATATCCTGTTGAATATCAACTCACTCTACTAAATAAACAGATCGAAGAATTAAAAGCAGAGAATGAATATCTAAAAGAAATCATAGAAGAAGAAAGGAGCACAAATGGATTGGCGTAAAATTAAAGGTTATTCAAATTATTTATTAAATGAAAACGGAGATCTATATAATGTTAAACTGGATTCTTTCCAAAAAGGCTACACAAATTCATCTGGAGTTCGTTACGTATCTTTATCTAAAAATGGACAAGGTAAGTGTGTACCCCTTGCAGAGCTTGTTCTAAATGTATTCAAGCCTTCAAGAACTGTTATTAAAACTTACGCTTGGCATGAAGATTTAGAACTAATTAATTGTTCTAATGATAACCTATTAAGATGTAATAGGGCAGATCGTTTGAGAATGTTTAATGAAATCAAGAAAAAGAAAAGAGGTGTTTATTCCTGGAACATAGGAAAGAATAATTTCCGAGTTGTTTTAAAAGATAAGCATGGAAAAACAAAGACAATAGGTTACTATAGAACAGAATTTTTTGCTAGATTTATGTATATAAAGGCATATCAAAAAGAGTTTGGCAGACCACCTTACTAGGAGAATATATGATTCTTAAAATACTTATAATACTATTTATTGCATATTGTTTTGTTTGTTTTTTAATTGTACATACCACTCTTTTTTGTGATAAGAAAAGTAGAAAATCATTATCACGTCTATCTGAATCGTTTCATGACGAAAATAGAGGAGGTTTTATGTTGCCATCGGAGTACAAAAAACTATTACAAATTAGAGAAGTAATCGATAGACAACTAGCGAGAATAGAGGATGATTAAAAAAATAATAACTTCCGTAACCATAACCTATGCAATGTTATTTAGTATGAGAATTGTAACAATCGCAACACCACTTAATATAGCGGAGCAGGTATCTATTATAGCAATGCTCATTGAGTATACGGTAATGAAGAGTAATAAAGGAGATAAGAATGATTAGTTATTTAAAAAGTTTATTCAGTAAAAACAACAAAGAAGATACCGAAGAGATTGAAGAAGCCCTACGTAAGTTTCATCATAGAAATTCACAGAGTCCTCCTGTATATCAAGATAATAATGTTAATCGAGAGCTAGAAGATGTTGTAACCACTGTACTAATCAATGCAGCATTTGACAGCTTGACAAGTTCGGAAAGTTGTGATATACTAACCTCTTCGACTAGTGACACCTCTGATTGGTCTGGAGGTGGTGGTGATTTTTCAGGTGGCGGTGCAGATGGAAATTTTTAATGAAACAATGGATTCTGTAATCTATCAGTACGGTGGCAGTTCTCGTACAAAATATGAATTTACTTATCGGGATGAAAGCAGTTATACTGATGGTCACAGTATAGATGAAAATGTGGCATATTGGTCAAGCACAAATAGCGATCTCCCTGACATTACACAAAGGTATGCTTCAGTAATAAAGGTGTATAGAAAATGTTCAGTATAACGCAGTCTAAAGGTAATTACTCATTTGGGGTATATGAAGATTATGAAAGTTTAAATATCTTAAGAATAATAGAAGAAACAAGATGGTTTAAAATAATTGCAATTGACTTAAATTAACAAATAAAAAAGGGGAGTTAGATTTGAATCCAAGTAATAAATTACTATCTGACATTGTAACATTCAGAACTTATTCTAAACATCTCCAGCATTTAGGTAGACGAGAATCTTTAGAAGAAACAATTAATAGAAATATGATGATGAACTTGGAAAGATTTCCTTCGTTGTCAAGAGATATTATAAAATCATACAAACAGGTTCATGATTTAAATGTAATGCCTTCAATGCGTTCAATGCAATTTGGCGGGGAGACAATACTAAAGAACCATGTTAAGATGTTTAATTGTTCATTCGCAACAGCTAACTATGTTGAAGTATTTTCAGAAGTCTTATATGTGTTGATGTGTGGAACAGGTTTTGGCGGTTCAATACAGAATAAGCATGTTCAACAATTACCACCAATTAGAAAGCCAAAGGAAGAAGCTAAGTATTTAATAGCTGATAGTATAGAAGGTTGGGCAGAGTCGGTAAACACATTAATGAGATCTTATTTTATCGGTGGATTAAGACCTATATTTGACTTTTCATCAATTAGAGAAAAGGGTGCTAGGTTATCTAACGGATCTACAGCCCCAGGTGCAGAGCCTTTAAAAATGATGTTACAAATCGTCGAACAACGATTAAAGAATGCTATTGGTAGAAAGCTAACAACCGAAGAAGTAGGTGATATTATTTGTATAATAGCCGATTGTGTTTTAGCTGGAGGAATTAGAAGGGCAGCAATCATACTTTTATTCGATAAAGACGATGAATTAATGTTAAAGTACAAACACGGTTCTTGGTGGGAAAAACACCCTTACCGTGCTAGAGCAAATGTAAGTGCGGTATTACATAGATTGTTTACAACTCAAGAAGAATTTGAAAGAGTATTCGATGCGTGTATTGCGAGTAATTGCGGTGAACCTGGTATTAGTTGGACAAATGATTATGATTTAGGTTTTAATCCTTGTCATGAAATTTCCTTAAACTCTAATCAGTTTTGTAATCTTACTTCAATTAATTTAACAGGAGTAAAGTCGGAAAAAGACTTACATAACCGTGCATACTCAGCGGCTTTATTAGGAACATTACAAGCAACATACACTGACTTTCCTTACTTAAATAGTAAATGGAAGGAAACAACAGAACGTGAAGCTTTATTAGGAGTTTCTTTTACAGGTATAGCAGATGCAACAACTATTACAGATGAGCAACTAAGAAAAACTGCTCAACTGGTATTAGACGTTAATGAGAAGTATGCTAAGAAATTAGGTATAAATATAGCAGCAAGAGCTACATGTGTTAAACCGGAAGGATCAATGAGCTGTGTTGTAGGATCTGCATCAGGGATTCATGCTAGATATGACGACTTTTATTTAAGAAGAGTTAGAATGAATAAGACTGACGCTCTAGCTAAGTATCTATCTTCGGTTATCCCAGATTTAGTTGAGGACGATCTATTCAGTCCTAGCGGTGTTGTTGTTACAATCCCACAAGAATCACCTAAAGGATCTATTATAAGATCACAAGAAACAGCCGAGACTTTATTGAATAGGATAATGAAGTATAATAAAAACTGGGTTAATTTTGGACATAGAACAGGGGCTAATAAACATAATGTATCTTCTACTATTTCATATAAACCAGAAGAAGTCGACCTACTTAGACTAAGACTATGGGAAGATAGAGAACATTACACAGGTATAAGCTTGTTACCTTATGACAATGGAACATACAAACAAGCACCGTTTGAATCTTGCACTAAAGAAGTTTTTGAAAAATTCAACGGACTCATAAAGAAAGTGAATTTGTCAGAAGTAATAGAATTTGAAGACAATACTAAAAGAATAGAACAATTAGCCTGTAGTGGTGGAGTTTGTGAGATCGTATGATTGGTTGGATAGGTAGTGTATTATTAGCTTGTTGTGGGCTTCCAGAATTAATTAGAACAATCAAGGATGGTAAGTGTCACATCGGTTGGGGTATGCTCCTATCCTGGTTTTTTGGTGAAGTATTCGTCTTTGTTCATATATTAAAAACAATTAACGACTTAGCCTTACTAACAAACTATTCATTAAATATAATTATAATTTCGATTATGTTATATTATAAAATTAGGAGATCAAGATGACATTTAATAAAAACTCATACTACACTATACCGAACTCATCAATCTACATTTTCATACTAGATGTTCTTTCACAGGATGAAAAGGAAGCAAAACTTAATGTATTTTATCTAAACAAAGAAGGTAGAATTATAACATTCGATTACATTAATGTTAAAAAAGAAAACACATCACATTGGGAACAATCAAAATTAATTAGAATAAAACTATAATAACTTGACAAATTAAATAAACTATGCTAGTATTCATTTAGGAGATATCAATGTTTGATAAATTAATGATAATTATAATTTCTACAGCAATGTTAATAATGATCTTGGGAGTCACTAGTATAGTTGTTTCGTCAATCGGGTGGTATTCATTTCCCCTTGTTGTTTTTGCTATGTTATCAACAATTAAGTATGTTGTTATTTTACTCGGTACTTTAGAAATTATATAGGGGGGATCAATGGTAATAGAAGGTAAGATTAGCGGTCAACCTTACAGAAGAAGATTTAATTCTGGAGATCCTAAACCAACATGTGCTAAATGTAATAGACTAATAAGTAATCCAGTGCAAACTACTATAAGTCCTAGTAAACCTTATTATAATTTAATTGATGGAAAACTAGAATTTAAAAGACAATGTAATCAAATTGCATATTCTTATATGACAACTACATATTATATCTATGAATCTAAAAGTGGGTGGTCTGTAATATACTGTAGTAAGAAATGTAGAGATAAACATAATCATAGATTTAATAAAGGAGTTTAAAATGGAAGATAATAAAGTATTTTTAATCTGTTCCTTGACTATCAGCTTGTTGGTTGCTACTATATTCATATTTGCAATCTACAGAAGTAGCGTAGATGGAAGATATGTAGCATGTTTAAGAAATCAACAAGTTAATTGTGATGGGATTATAAAATGAATAAAGAACAACTAGAAACAAAAAAGAAAGAAGCTTGGGATAGGTATGCAAGCATATTTCACACACAAGAGGATCACAGAGAGTTTTCAAATGGTTTCGATGTAGGAGTCAAGGTAATGCAAGTTGAGGTTGAAGAACTGAAAGAAACCCTATCAAGTTACATTAAAATAGATGATAAGATTATAGATGATCTTGAAAACAAAGTCAAAAAAATGCGTAACCTAATCTTAGAATTATACGGAACGATTGAAGGTGTTCGTTACTATGAACCAGTAATAGTATTGCTGAATGAGTTAGATAATGAATAATTGGATTTGTGCAAAATGTGACACGCTTCAAAATAATATATACGGGTGTGAATACTGTGGAAATAAACGTCCTTCTATTGAATCACTACAAAGACAAATTAAAGAACGTGACGAGTTATTACGTCAGTGTTATAAGTATGCTCCATTTGAAGGAAAGTTAAGAGGCAAAATTGAAGCAATCTTAGAGGAGAGTAACAATGGGTAATTATTGGGATGATAGACAACAAGGTAGAGAAATGGACTCTTACGAGAATTATATCCAACAACTCGAATCTCAACTTGCAGAAAAAGATAGGGAGATTAACAGATTAAAAATAGATAATTCATCTATGGGGAAATTAATAGCTAAGTCTATTTTCATCAGCTATGACGAACATGATGAGATGCTTAGAAACAAGAAACAATTAGCAGAAGCGGTTAGGATTGTAACTAATCTTACTCATTATGAAATGAGTCCAGAGTTATATAAAATGGGCAAAGAATTTCTAGATAAAGTAAATAGGGGTAAATAATGAATGAGAATGACATAATCAATACTGTGATACTAGTTCACCCGGAGAGTTGCTTTTGTGGAGTTTGTCAGACTAAGAGACATAATGATTTAGTGGAAAAACTAAAAATACATAATAATAAAATGAGAGAATGCTTACAAAAAATAGCAAATGAAGATTTTAGAGGTAATAGAAGTCAGGCTTCTGTTGATGCGTTTAAATGTTTGAAGGAGTTGGAATGAAACTAATAGATACTTCATTTGAAGTTATGAGTGATCTTGATACTATTATGCCTGTTGTAAAAATAATTGAGAAAGCGATTAGAAATTGTTATAAGTCAGAAGATAAGATAACAGAAGATAGTTATAAGACAATGATATCGAAAATGGTTGATAGCGATCACGCATCTACACTAGAACATGGTGTCATAACAGTGAGGGTTATATGTAGCCGTGCTTGTTTAGCTCAGTGGACTAGACATAGATTAATGTCGTATTCAGTTGAATCTCAAAGATATTGTAACTATTCTCGTGGTAAGTTTAATAACGAAGTAGTATTTATTAAGCCTGATGATTTTGAAAAGTGGACTATACAACAACAGTTCTTATTTAAACAAGCACTAGAAGACAGCGAAGAATACTACTTAGAGTTAATTGATGCCGGATTAAAGGCACAAGACGCTAGAGCAGTATTAAATAATGCGTGTAAGACTGAAATGGTTGTAACAGCAAACATGAGAGCGTGGAGAGACTTCTTTAAAAAAAGAACAACAACCCATGCCCAACTAGAAATTAGAAACATAGCAACATCTATCTTAAAAGAATTTCAATCGAAAGTACCTGTTATATTCGACGACTTGACAAATTAAATAAACTGTGCTATAAATATATTAACGGAGAAACCAAAGATGAAATACTTATTATCATTACTTTTAATTTTTAACATTCAAGCATCAACAACTGGGACATTGTTTTTATCTGGAAATGTACCAAAGAAGGTTGAGATTTCTGTAACACCAGACAGCGTGGCTTCAACATTAGACCTAGAGGCAACACAAGTCGATTTAACTATTGCTGAATTAAGTGGTAAATCAAACGTAAATGCTGGGTATAAAATAAGTCTAGCTTCTTCAAATAATATGAAATTAGTGAATGTTTCTAACCCTTTAATGTTTGTCAACTATTCTTTAAAGATAGGTACAACATCAATTACTAATGGTGGCAACATAAACTATACAGGGAAGGGTACATTCAGTAAAGATTTGAAGATAAGTTATACCGGAATCGATTTCACTAACTACGATGATGGAAACTATAACGATACTTTAACCTTTACAATTGTTGGTAACTAATGAAGACAGTAGAAGATTTAATAACTGAATTAAATTATTCCCTACCTTATGGTGATAATGAAATAAGAAAAGCATACAAGCTAGGACAAATAAACTTATTGTTAGAACTAGCAAATAAAGTACAAGGCTATCCGGTAAATGGTTTAATCAGAGGAATCATTACAGAAGATCAATTAACTGATAAATTAGTAGAGGTTTCAAATGATTAACTATTTTTTATTCTTATGTTCTTGTACTGCCATTCTTTTTTTAGCTGATAAAGTATCAAGGGATTCTGTAGACATAGAACGATTAAAAGCTGTAAATGAATCAAGAGCAAACACAATCATAGAACAAGAAATTAAGATTAACAATCTAACGTATGAACTAGGAATGTGTAAGTTATTATATACTGGAAAACATTATTAGAGGTAAGTATGGATAGATTAGGGTTCACTATGATTTTAGCCTGTGGTTTAATTTTATTCTTAGCTGGATATATATTAGGTCTAGGTAAACAAGACTTGACATTAATTATGAATCGTGATATAACTTATACGAGGGACAAATGACCCAACCATTAACTAAGTATTATCTGATATTTTTAATGTTACTATTAACACACAATGCTCCTAGTATTGAGTTGGCATCGAGACCTTACTTTGACCGATATATTGAACTGTCTAAAAAATGTGGATTAAATCTAAACACCGCAGAAATTAGAATTGAATACATGGACACTAAAATTAAATACCAAGTTGCTACTTGTAATTCATCTCAACAAATAATACGATTAGATAGAAGATCTTTTCGAGGAGATGATATTCGTAGAGAACAAATTCTATTTCATGAACTAACGCATTGTTTAATGTCACAAGGACACAATGATATTGACTTGAATATAATGAACACAAGTGGATTCATTGATAACCTAGATTATGTTAACAACTACGATATGTATATTAGAAAGATGTTTAAAGTTTGTAATTATAAAGAACAAATAAAATATGAGGGATACGATGGGAATTAGATTAAGTCACTCAGCCAGTACTAAATACACAGATTGTCCAAAATCGTATCAGTATCATTACATTGAAAAGTTTAGGGCTGAAGTGCAATCCTCGGCCCTTCTCTTTGGTACTGCTATAGATAAATCAGCCGAACATTATGCACTCACTAAAAACTTCGACGAAACTATTGAAGTATTTGAAAAGACTTGGCAAACTCAAAATATTAATGGAGTAGACGAGGACTTAAGATTTCTTTTAAACTTCACATATTCAGATAAAGATTTAGACACAGATCTACTTAAAAAAGATGACTGGAATATACTATCAGAACATTTTCATATCACATCTGATAACATAGAAGAAGCATTAAAAGAAGTTATTTATACTAAAGCATCTACTGGATATGCGTATCTAAATAATCAAGATAAATCTATTTTTAACTATGCTAACTGGCTTTGCTTAAAACGTAAAGGTAAGTTGATGCTTAGAGAATTTAAAAACATATTCGATGGGAATGTTGAGCAAGTATTAGGATCACAAGTTAAGGTTGATTTAGAAAACGAATCTGGTGATTCTGTTGTTGGATTTATTGACTTTGTTGTTAAATGGAAAGGTATTGATAAACCAATTATTATTGACTTAAAAACAGCAGGTAGAGAATATGATGAGGACGCTGTTAAGAAATCACCTCAATTGTCACTATATGTTTACGCTGTATCTGAAAAATACGAGGGAACTAGAGAGTGTGGGTTCATAGTATTAAATAAGAACATCAATAAGAACAAGCATAAAAAATGTAAAGAGTGTGGACATGATGGTACAGGAGGTAGACATAAGACCTGCGACAATACTATTGAAGGTGTTCGATGTAATGGAGAATGGAAGGAAACTATATACCCTAAAGCGAAATCACAAATACTAATAAGTTCAGTATCTGAAGTCTTGGTGGAAAGAGTTGTTGAGAACTTTAATGAAGTTAACAAAGCAATCAAGGCTGAAGTGTTTCCGAGAAACCTAAGCAATTGTATAAAGTATGGTTCGATTAAGTGTTCATTTTACGATATTTGTCATTCAAATAGTGAAGCTGGATTAATCAAAAAAGAAGACGCTTGACAAATTAAATAAACTATGTTATATTGTATTAGAGGAGATTATTATGGCTAAAAAAATTAAAGAAGCTACGGTAGAAGAAGTGACAAATGTTGCAACTAAAACAAACCAAACAACAGATTTAAAGACATATACTATCTTATATGAAGGATCAAAAAAATATTCATTGGTTGAAGTATCGATTGATTCAAAGTCTTTAGACAGCACTACAATGGCTACAGTTAATGTTGTTGAAAAGGGATTAGATTATTATCAAGTATTAGACTCATTTAAATCACATGTTATTAAAGCTGGTTTATTTGACAAAAGAGTAGACTAAATAAAGGAGAGATGAAATGATTAAGTCGGACACAATTACAAATCTAGCAGGTGCACTAGTAAAAGCACAAAGCGAAATGGGTAACGCATCAAAAGGTGCAGCAAACCCTTTCTTCAAATCAAAGTATGCGGATCTTAACGCAATTAGAGAGGCATGTCTACCTGTCCTATCAAAACACGGTTTATCTGTCTTACAACCAACTGTATTCATCGATGGACGTAAGTTTGTTGAAACATTGGTTATGCACGAATCAGGAGAATTTATCGGAGGACACACTGAAATATTATCAGTAAAAGAACTAGATGCTCAGGCACAAGGTAGCGGTGTTTCGTACGCTAGACGTTACGGGTTACAATCGTTATTATGTATCGGTGCAGAAGACGATGATGGAGAAGGAGCTATTGGTAGAAGCAAATCATATTCAAAGCCTACAACCGCAACAGTTACAACCAGCTCTACTATTGATACTAGTGCAGTAAAAACAACTAAGCCGGGTGGATTCGGTGTAAAGAAGAATGATTCATATGAAAAAGAAGAGGCAAAGCAATTAGAAAAGATCGCACAAAAAGCTTTAGAATTACCAAATAACGATGGATGGGAGTAGAATATGCAAAGACAAGTAGTAGTACCAATTGCTAATTATAAGACAATCAATAAATGGCTTAATAAAGGTTATGAAATAGGATATACTTTAAGTGATAAGCTTGTAGTGTTGAATTTAATAAGACCAAGAAATATGAACAATTTAAATGAACTAGTACAGGCAGAACCAGCAATGCTACGAGGAGGATACTAATGACTGAAACAACAACTGTTACTGTGGAAAATAATGAAACTAAAGTAAACATTGAAGTACCAAAGACTGATGCTAAAAAGATTGAACAAGAAATGTTACAAGCTGCGGAAAATCGTGCAATCGATCCGGCAGAATCGGCAGCGATGGTTTTTCATATGTATAAACCAGAAGTATTAAAGCGTTTACCTTTATTATCTAGTAAGCAGATGCGTAGATTATTACGCAAGCTTATTGAGTATCCTTTGAACGAAGGTGAGTTAAAGGGCTTTAGTAAGCTTGAGAACGAGTTCTTTCTCTTATCAGATGCGATGTTACAGTCAAAATTTATCATGATGCAACAAACGTATATGGAAAGTGCGGAAGAATTAGTGAAGGCACAGGACGCAATGTTTAAGGGTGAGATAAAAGAAGAAGTAGAATTTGGATCTTCAAATGAAGAAGTTAACGAACAATTAAAAGGAGAATAACATGGCATACAAAAGATTAAAAATCGGTTCAATTTTAAAGTCAAGAGAGGAAGGGAAACCTGATTATATCAAAATCGATACTGATATAGTATTGAAAAAGGGTGACTCCCTAAGTCTAGAGAGTAAGAAATCTAAGTTAGCTTCTCTTGAAAAGAATATCGAAAACGGTAAACTTAGTGGTGATCTCGCTGACAAAATTAGAGAAGGTATTGAAAAGATGCCAGAATTTGTTCGATTTGAAATTGTAAAAGTTACAAAAGATTAATTTTCCCTAGCAAGGAAGTAAAACACATATGCCGGGTGCTTGTTGATCAACAAGGTAAATGTTAGAAAAATGAACTGACAGCCCTCCCCTTTTTTCAACAAATAAAATATTTAGAGGATTATCAATGAAAGGAGATATGATGTATTTTAATATAAGAGATGGGTTGGCTAGTAGAGCAAAACTCGTCCCAGCAACAACAAAACTAACAGACGCAATTAAGAATGTAAATAGAGACTATTATACTTCTTTGTATTTATATAATGAGAATCATAAAAAGATTCTAGAAGAAAGAGGAACATTGTCAGGAATTGCAGACGTTGTTACAAATAGACTATTATTTGATTTTGACGACAAAGAGAATACTGAGAATGCTAGAATGGACGCTATTGAAGCAGCAAATCGGTTGCTAGCATCAGGTATCCCAGAAGACGCAATAGTGCCTTATTTCAGTGGTAACAAGGGTTATAACATCGAAGTTACATTGAATGACTTTATTACCCCTGAAAAATTTGGTGCAATCGTAGACAGTATTGCTTCGGATCTTAAAACGTTCGATGTTGTAATTAGAGACGCACAAAGAGTTATACGTGTACCTGGCACTAAACACGATAAGTCAGAACTATACAAAATTGCTTTAACGGCAGAAGAACTAATAAACCTAACAACAGATGAGATTAAAGAAATGGCTAAAACACCAAGACCTATTCCAACTAATGTAGTAAAGGTTGATTTACCAGAAGAACTAAAAAACGTGAAACCTGCTGAGATTAAGCTTGAAAAGGTTGTTGGTGAATTAACATTTGATACTAGTACAATCGATATGAAGTCTAGACCAAAAGGTTTAGATGAAGCAAGATGGCTACTAAGTAATGGTTTTTTTAAGACAGGTGAAAGAAACTCAGCTATGTTATGTCTAGCTGCAACATACAAGAATCAGAACTTTCCACAAGAAGTAACTAAGGGTATTTTAGATGGTGTAGCAGAATTACAATCATCTAGAACTGGTGAGGATAAGTTTCAAGAAAAAGAAATTGATTTAATCCTTAACCAAGTATACGGGCCGAACTGGAAAGGTGGTACATTTACAACTCGTGATCCTAACAATTGGTTAGCTAAATATGCTATGAAAATGAAGATCAATGTTAAGGAAGAGAATGGCCCAATGACTATTGATGGCATTGGTGATAGCTTTGCGACTTTCGTTCAAAACATTGAAAAGAATACAATCAAAACTGGTATCGAATCTTTAGATAAGACAATGCCAATTACTATTGGTAGTAATATCGGAATAGTAGCAGCGGCAGGAGCAGGTAAGACAGCACTAGCACTAAAGATACTAAAGTATAACTCTCAAGCTGGAATACCTACAGTATTTGCTTCGTTAGATATGGTTAAGAATAGATTATTTGAAAAGGTATTGTATAATGTCACAGGGTTGACAAGAGAAGATTTATATGCTACATTTAAGAAAGGTGAGGGTCATAAGCTAGTAGATATGGTAAAAGCCCAGTATGGTAATGTTTATTTCTATGATAAGAGTGGTGCAACAGTTAATGATATTAAAAACTATGTTATGGAAGTAGAACAGAAAACAGGACAAAAGATTAAATTAGTTATGTTAGATTACTTTGAAAGAATTAATAGTGATATAAGTGATGCGACGGCTTCTAGTTCAAAGGTAGCTAATGAAATACAAGATATGATGAATGATCTTGACGTTGCCAGTATTACTTTGTGTCAGCCTAATAAATTTAGCTTAGGTGGAGGCCCAGATACTGAGATTAAGAGTTATACAGCAATCAAAGGTGCATCTACATTGTATCAATCATTCAGAGGGATTATATCGTTGAGTAGACCTTTTTATACACCAGAAACAAAAGACTTAGATAATTATATGATTATAAATGTTTTAAAGAACGATCTTGGTGAATTAGATAGATTAAAGTATGGATGGTCTGGTAAACGTGGTGATATTTACGAATTAGAAGATGTTGAGTTACAAGAATTTAATGATCTTTTAAAACAGAAAGAATCTAATAAAAAAGGAGAATCTGGATGGGAATAACTAAATATGCAATAATAGATGAGATGGGTTATATACTTAAATCATCTGACGATATTGAAGAGATCAAAAAAACCAAAGCAACTATGGATAATAGAAGAACTGGTAAATCTACTAGAACACTACTACACGCTCTGTCTGTTAATCCAGACAAGATTGTATATGTTGTAGCTATGAACCGTGAACATGCAAAACACTTGTTTGCAACATGTACTTCTTATTTGCGTGATCTTAAATTTGAGTTTGAATCAACAATAACTACTTTAAAAATTAAACCTTTAAAGTCGGCCGCTATAATCTTTTTAACAGAAGATAGACTTAGAGGAATGGTTAAACCGGATGTTATTTTATATGATTTGGAGTAATTATGCAAATTAAAGTTATATGTATGGAAACCGGAAAATGGTTTATCACTACAGTCTCAATTAACGAAAATATCAATAAAATATATAATAAATGTGTTATAGAGAAAGTTTATCAATAAAACTTGACAAATTAAATAAACTATGTTATAACTATATTAAGGAGTCAAATATGACGAGATTAAAATTAATTCCATCGAAAACCGTGGAAGAACAAATCGAAGAAATCAATTTACCTAATTTTGAAATAAATGAAAATTTTGATGAGAATTGGTTTACTGAAACTATCAAACAACATGAAGAAGCTTTAAAGGTTTTAGATTGGTTTAAGGACGAAGATGACACTAACAATCCAGGAAATTAATTGGATGGTTTATTTAGTATTCTTTTTGTTATTTTTTGCGAGTTTTGAATGAAAGAACAACCAATAAGATGTCCTTTTCATAAAGGAATAATTATGATAGACGTTGAGTGGGCGGCTAAAAATGGACGAGTGTTTTGTGAAAGTTGCTGCAAAGCATTTCCAATTGAAGTTCAAAAACAAGAACCAGAAGTCGAAGAGATACTTAAAAAGTTTGATGAAGGTGTAAAAGAAATTTTAAACGAAGAAGATGAAGATCCTAATTTTTATTGGGATAAATTTTAAGAGGGTTATTATGAAGAAATTAATTATGAGTTTATTTATTGTTGGTTTATTAGGATTAACTTCTTGTGCTAGAGAAGCCGATGTTGCATCTGAAAATTTAAGCAGGTCTGCCGACTCTTTTGAAATTAATAGACGAATTGTATTCTATAATGGAGTTACCGGAGATTATATCTTAACTATTGAAGGACTTTGTGCATTAGGTAATTTTGATAAAGAAAAAGAGCTAACTGTTACTTGTAAAACTGGAGCAAATCAGTACAAAAAACATTTCCTAGGACTGTCAGATAACGTAACTTTTTTTGCAGAACAAATAGAAAGTGCTACAACTAGTATTTATCAATACAAAGTTATATTTAGACCTAGTACTATTATTCCAGATATTGAGGTTAAGTAATTATGAAAGACAACGATTTACTATTCATTCGTAAACAACGTGCAGAAATAGCTCATTTTATCCATTACGAAATGACATCTGAAAACTGGAAAGAGAATAAAATATTAATTCAGATTTTAGAAAATATAGACTATCATTTAAAATTAAAAGATGCTGAATTTGACGAGGTAGAATAATATGGAATTAATTGATATATTTGAAGAAGTTGCTGATCATGCTATGGAAAGATTGATGGAAACGGTTGCGTATTCAGGGAGATATTATTCGTATTACTTAATTAATAACAATGTTTATCCTAATGTTCATTCTATTGAAATAGAGTACGATGTAAGCAAACCTTTTTTATTTAAAAAAGAAACATTAACTATACAAATTAAAACTAGGACTAGAGAATTAACTGACATAGAAATAGTAAATGGTTGTTATAATTACCAGCAAACAGATATGGTAGTCTCGAAAAATAAAGAGTTAATATCTAAATTTAAAGAATTACAAAAAATGGGACACATGAGAGAGCTTGATAATGAATTAAAACGAAAACTACGTAGAGAAGAGGTAGTTAAACAAGCGATTAAAAACTCAATATCTGGAGTTATAGAATGAAATACTTATACTGTACTCTTGTGGGTGTATACTTAGGATTTAATTTTTGTATTTTATTAGACAAAGATACTGAGAATAAAGAACTACAAGAAAGAATAGACTATAAGATTGAAAATGCTATGCTAAATTCATTATTAAACCAATGTAGGAAATTAAAATGAAATATTTATATTATATATTTAGATTATTTTTTACACCATCATGCAGTCACAAGTTTACTATCTACTCTACTGGATCTATTGAAAATTGCGAAGGTGTCCGAGTGGGTAATTTTTACAATCTTCAATGTACTAAATGTGGAGATATTGTGAGAAGGAGTGTTCAGATATGAAAACTAGTGGATTCCGTGAAATTGACTTCACAAAAATAGAATGTAAAAACTGTGGAATGAACGGTGTAGCTAACGTGGGAACAATGTATTTTTGTGAGACGGGTAAAATTCCTAGGATTAAATACACTACAAAGCCGTTCAGTATAATGCCTGAAGTTGACTACATAGACTGCCCTAAATGCAATGGCACAGGCTATACAGATGAAACTGGCACAGAATTGGAGTTGGAATTTAAAAACTCTACATGCGAAGAATTACCATATATACTAAAACCTTTATCAGAAAAAGAATTGAGAAATTATTTAGGAGAAGCTGAAGTTGAAAAGGTATTAAATGCAAGACTTAAACTGAAGCTTACAACGGAGTTAGAATGAAAAGAAGTGAGATGGTGCAACATTTAATGGATACAGCAAAAGCACATAGAATGTGTACTCCGTATAAAGAAGAAAAAGAATTTTGGGAAATCATGTTACATGAAATTGAAATGGCAGGTATGTTGCCTCCTCCAGATAAAGCAGAAGCTGTAACAGATTTGATAGTGTACGCATATTATGGTGAAAGAGTGGAAAGTGATGGTTCATTAGATGGACTCGTTATCAGAAACAAACTGTGGGAACCAGAGGAATAAAGATGAAGTTAATTATAGCAGGAAGTAGAGATTTACAAATGTTTGAAGAAGGGATATATTCTTTACTATGTGCTCATAAAATATATAGAAACCAATATACTGAGGTAGTATCAGGTGGGGCTGGCGGCATAGATAAATGTGGAGAATTTTTTGCAACACACTATAACCTAGATTTAAGAAGATTTCCTGCCGATTGGGATATTCACGGTAAAGCAGCAGGGCCGATCCGTAATAGACAAATGGCTGAGTATGCAGATGCCCTACTATTAATTTGGGATGGAAAAAGTAGAGGCAGTGCTAGTATGAAAAAAGAAATGGAGAAATTAGGTAAACCTATTTACGAGGTAATTATAAAATGAAACGAAGTGATATGGTAGAAGAAATTACTCATATTCTAGACATGGAAGCTGAAGAATTAGCCTATCCTTTTTTAGCTGAATTAATTTTAACCATAATAGAAAATAAAGGAATGTTACCTCCAACTATAACAAATCCAGAATTTAAAGATATAAACAATTGGCTAAAGCATTGTGATGAAGTAGCAAAAGGTACTGTATATGGATATTCTGTCGAAAGGAAACCTTTAGAGTTAAATATGTGGGAGGAAGAATGAGCGATACAAAACAATACTATATATTTAATGGTGGATTACCAGAAAATAGATACAAAGGAATGAAGTGTTATATTTCATTTGTATTTGAATCAGATCCTAATTACGGTGTAATATGTTTTGATGATAAAGAAGTTGAAAAGAAAGGGCTTGGGTTGAGTTTTGAAGTTGCAGATTTAAGAAAGCTAGAGGAAATAGTATGAAAAAGTATAAGTCTCCTCGTAGGTTAAAAGTAAAGCCACCTAAAGTTATTCGTCACGCAAAAGAATATAATCGTAGGATCAATAAATTAGATTCAAAGAAAATACTAAAAGAAGTACTAGAAAAGTATAAGGAAAACTAATGGACTATTTATCTGAAAGATACGGACTTATTACTGATAATGATACAGAAACCGAGAACGGACAATTATTTTTGGCTGAGTATCAGTTATTATTGGACTATAAAAAAGGTAGTGAAATTAATAAGATGTCGGCATTTATAACAATGTTGGAACAGTTACGAAATAGTTACGTAGAAGAGGGTCTCTATCACCGTAATCCTGATCTAATAAATAGACGTATAATGTCTCATGATAATTTATCAGGAATTATGGCTTGGTCTAAGTATAATAATACAACACATAGATTTGAAATATGGGATTACCTGTTGAAGCACCTCGGTACTTATGATAATTCAAAGGGTAAATCAAAACAACTATCTAGATTTTTACCATTCAACCCTAGTAATTTTTTTATTTGGGGACTATGTGCGGAATCTAAAATATACTTATTATTCTTACCTTTCTTTCTAATTAACCTTATTTTAACTTGCAATAAGCCGCCAGGGAATACATCAGGTAAGATACTAGCTTGGGTTGAAATGTATTCATTAAGAGACCACTTTATTGTAAAGCACATATTCAAGTACTATGAAACTAAAATGAGACAACAATATGGTACTGATTATATTGAAGCTTTAATGAAGATTTATCACGGCTCAAATTCCAAAGACTTCCCAATAAACAAAATACTTGACAAATAACTAAACTTATGTTATCTTGTTAAAGGAGGATTTAACATGAAATATATTGTTTTATTATTTTTACTAGCTTCATGTGCTACAGATATGAGGACAAAAATACCTTGTGAGTTAGTACATAAAACCACTGTTCTAGGAAGAACATATTCTGAGTATTTATGTGAAGAAGAGATTATCTGTAAAGATCCTTTAAATTGTTTTGTAACTTGTCATGAAGAAGTTGAAATCGGTAAAATTCGTTGTATAACGAGGTAATATATGTCTAATAATGATTTAATCTACGGAAAAAATAGAACAGAGAACATAGTATCAATGGAAATTGACGGAGACGTTTTGACTGTTTTTATTGAAAAAGACGGGGTGGTTCGTCAAGAAAAACATCCTCATAAGTTCTGGATGCTTTCAAATGAAAGATTGGATCTATCTTGGGTTAAAATGCAAGGAGATCAGCACTACAAATATGGTAAACAATTTGACAGTTACTTTAAAATGAAAATGGAGAAAGAGAAGTATCAAGGTAAGGACTTCTATAATATTGGTAATTCGATTGAAGCTTGTCAAGTTAAGGATGGATTTTCTTATTTTAAAGGTATGCAACCTAATCAAGTTTCTATCCTTGCATTCGATATTGAAACAAACGGATTTGCAATGGACGATAACTCTAGGGTGGTATTGATAGCTAATACTCTCCGTAAAAATGGAGAGATTACTAGAAAATTATTCAGCCACGATGAGTATGCTAATGATGGAGAAATGATTGAAGATTGGTGCAATTGGGTCATTTCAGTAGACCCTAGTATCATGTGTGGGCATAATATATACTCTTTTGACTTTCCATTTTTAATCCACACCGCAGGATTATATAATAAAAAACTACGATTAGGTAGGAACGAAGCACCGATTAGAGTTCAAAGTAATGAGTCTAGTTTCAGAGTTGACGGAAGTAGAGACCTACATTATCACAAAGTACAAATATATGGAAGAGAAGTATGTGATACTATGTTCCTATCTTATAAATATGACATTGGTAGAAAATACGAAAGCTATGGTTTGAAGTATATCATAAATAAAGAAGGCTTAGAAAAAGAAGGTCGAACATTTTACGATGCTCAGAAAATTAAAGATAACTTCAATGATCCCGAAGAAATGATAAAAATTAAGAAGTATGCAGAAGAAGATGGTGATGATGCTTTAGCTCTATTTGACTTAATGGTTCCACCGTTCTTTTATATGACGCAAATGATACCTAAACCGTTTCAATTAATGATTGAATCAGCCAGTGGATCACAACTTAATTCTTTAATGGTTAGAGCTTATTTACAAAATAAACATAGTATTCCTAAAGCTTCAGAAGCAATTCAATTTGAGGGTGCTATAAGTTTTGGTGAAGCAGGTATTTATCCTAATGCTGTTTCATTAGATATTGCGTCTCTATATCCGTCTATTATGCTTCAATATGATGTTCATGATCCAATCAAAGATCCAGAAAATAACATGCTAAAACTACTGAATTATTTGAGAGATGAAAGATTAAAAAATAAGAAGTTAGCTAAAGAAACTGGGCTAGATAAATACAAACATCTAGACGGATCATTAAAAATACTAATTAACTCATTGTATGGGTTTTTAGGTGCAACTGGATTAAATTATAATTATCCTATGGGTGCAGCAGAAGTAACTAGAAAGGGAAGAGAAATACTTACCCAAAGTATGACTTGGGCTAAATCAAAAGGATTCACTGTTCCAAAGGGTGACACAGATTCAATCACTATTTATAAAGACGGTAAGGAATTTGAAATAGCAGAAATTAACTCTTTAATTGAGGAAGTCAATAGTATCCTGCCTCCTTATATTAACTTTGAATTAGATGCTATCTATGACGTTATAGTAGTGTTTAAAGCTAAGAATTACGCATACAGAGAAGGCACTAAGATAAGCTTAAAAGGTAGTAGTATAAAGGGTGGTACGAAATCCGCTGCTCTTAAAGAATTTCAAAGAAAGGTAATAGATATATTATTAGAGGGATCTAATGGTGATATTAATGAAAGATTAAAGATTGTGTATAATGAATTTGTAAAGAGATCTCAACAACTAAAGACTAAAGAAGATATCAAGCAATGGGCAACTAGAAAAACATTATCCTCTACAATGATGGAAAGTAATAGACCAAATGAAACTAAAATAATAGAGGCAATAAAAGGTACTAACTACAAGGAAGGAGATAGATTTTTTACCTTCTATAAATCAGATGATTCAGTGTGTCTTGTTGAGAATTTTGAGGATGATTATAACAGAGTCCGACTGCTAAAGGCAATACACGATACTATTAATATATTTAGTGATGTGTTAAATGTTAAAGAACATTTCCCTAATTATAGTTTAAAAAAGAACTTGAAAATGGTTGATCAACTATAAAACTTGACAAATAATACGTTATATGTTATATTACTAATTAAGAGGTTGTATGACTGCTCCATATAAAAAACGTGCAAAAGCTGGGTGGAACTCGGATAAAAAACAATCAAATAAAGATGAACGAGTTTTTGAGAAACACGAAATAAGAACAATCAGTTATGAAGAACTAAATGCAGATGCTGAAATAGAGCATAATGATAAGCTACCTAAAAAGAAAAAGAGAAAACAACCAAAACCAAAAGACATACTAAATAAGATAAATTCTACCGAAAAAACTTTAGCATTTTTTAAATCTGGTTCAGTATATAGATCTGAATGGATTAAAGGTGTTATTTCGAGATACGAAAAAGAATTAGAGGATCTACATAAACAATATAATGAGATGACAAGTAAGACTTGACAAATAGCTAGAAATATGTTACATTAAAATTAAGGAGACAAACATGACAAGATTAGAAGCTAACAAACAAATTTTAGAAAGAATTAACGGTGTAGTAGAGACATACCCAGAACTTAGATTTGAGCAGATAATGGTAGGTTTAGGACTAGAATGGATGAGTTTCTGTGAGGAATCAACAGATACTTTAGAAATTATTAATGACCATTTAGGTAAAATGAAGGAAGTTAAAAATGCTTAGTATAAAGAATATTAATAAAGAAGTTGTGATGGTTGCCTTAGTTATTGCTGGTCTAGCATTTGGTGCTGGATATTATGCAACACCATCTAAGGTTAAAACAGAGATAAAAGAAGTAGTTAAAACCGTAAAGGAAGAAGCTAAATCTAAGGTTGTGTATAAAGAAAGAATCGTCTATAAAGACGGCACAACCGTTGAACGTGAATCGGAATCGGAACAATCAAATACTAAAGAAAGTAATGAATCAACAAAAACAGCTAATTCTGAGACAACAAAAGATACTGGATTAGTTTTAAGTGCATTAGCTATTGTTGATAGTTCTGATATTCAGGGACATAGAGATTATGGCTTACATGTTACAAAGAGAGTTTTTAGTAATATTAATGTTGGGGTAATCGCAACTACTGATAAAAAGGTTGGGGTATCCGTTGGGTTGAGCTTTTAATGAATGTATTAAGTTTATTCGATGGTATTTCTTGTGGACAAATTGCTCTTGAGAAAGCAGGACTTAAAGTAGATAAATACTTTGCGAGTGAGCTTGATAAGTACGCTATCGCTGTAACACAAAATAACTATCCAAATACTATACAACTTGGTGATGTTTGTAAAATTAAAGTAGAAGATCTCCCTAGTATAGATTTGTTAATTGGGGGATCTCCCTGTCAAGGGTTTTCATTTGCTGGTAAACAGTTAAATTTTAATGACCCTAGGTCTGTTTTATTTTTTGAATACGCAAGAATACTGAAAGAAGCTAAACCTAAATATTTTTTACTTGAAAATGTTAAAATGAAGAAAGAATTTCAAGATATAATTAGTAAAGAATTGGGTGTTGAGCCTATTGAAATTAATAGTAAGTTGGTTTCTGGTCAATTAAGATCAAGATTATATTGGACAAATATTCCTAATATAACTCAACCGGAAGATAAGAATATTCAATTTCAAGATATATTAGAAAAGGATGAAGCTAGGATTCCAAAAGCTTATACGTTAACTGCTAGCTATTTTAAAAAAGGAGCAGAAGCTACTAGACAAAGAGGATTTAATAAATCACAAAGACCTATAGCTTGGATTAATGATAATGAAACTAGATGGTTAACTCCATTAGAATGTGAAAGATTACAGACTATTCCAGAAAATTACACAAATAATGTATCCAATTCACAACGTTATAAGATGTTAGGTAATGGCTGGACGGTTGATATTATTGTTCATATATTTAAAAACTTGACATTTTAATAGTTTTGTGTTACACTAACTTTTAGAGGGCTTAATGGAAAATGTAATAGAACTTAATGACATGCGTAGAATTAAAAATATGGAAAAGACAGTTAAATTATTTGAAAAGCAGTTAGCCGATATTAAAAAAGCACATGGAATATTAGTTCCTCATGTTGATTTTAGATTTTTCAGTATTACATGTTATGCGTTAAGAGAAGAGCAAAAGAGCCTAGCTGCTGAATTATTGAGATTAAAGTTACGTTTGGATAAAGCAAAAAATCCATCTAAATATGAACAACTATTAATAGAACAAAAACCTGAATAGGATAATTAAATGAAACATTGGACTGAAGAAGAATTAGAAACATTAGTATTTATGAAGAATTGTGGTTTAACATGGTCTGAGATTAACCCAGAATTTCCAGGTGAAACACAAAATTCTCTAAGAAAAACATACTACAGACATATTAGAAAAGAACCAGTGAATAATGTAGGCCCAAAGGTACTTCTGTTAGATATTGAAACTCTCCCTATGGAAGCATATGTTTGGGGATTGTTTGACCAAAATATAGGGCTAGAAATGGTTAAAACCGATTGGTCAATACTTAGTTTCTCTGCTAAATGGTTAGGAGCACCAGAAAACGAAGTGATGTACTATGATACTAGAGATGAAGAGAATGTTAGAGATGATTCTAACCTAGTTAAGATTATACATGGATTATTAGATGAATGTGACGTAACAATCACCCAGAATGGGATTAGATTTGATATACCAAAATTAAATGCTCGTTTTATTAAACACGGTTTAACTCCACCATCTAGCTATAGAAATATAGACACAATGAGAATAGCTAAATCTAAGTTCGGATTTACTAGTAATAAGTTAGCATATATGACCGAATTATTGTGCACAAAATACAAAAAACTAGATCACTCTGAATTTTCAGGATTTAAATTATGGTCTGAATGTATGAAGGGTAATTTGGCAGCGTTTGAATCAATGAAGAAATACAATATGTACGATGTTTTAAGCTTAGAAGAATTGTACTTAATTATGGCTCCTTGGGATAAAACTATTAATTTCTCAGTATTTAATGATGAGGATCTTAGTCATCGTTGTTCGTGCGGGAATGATCAGTTTGAGGAGAGTGGGTTTGTATACACAAATACTGCAAAATTCCAAAGACATAAGTGTACGGTGTGTGGTAAAGAACATAGAGATTCTACAAATTTATTAAGTAAAGAAAAACGTAAAAGCATTAAGAGGTAAAAGTGAAGGCAATATCACAGATTACTTTAAATATCAAAGGTCGAGACTGGACTTTTAAATTGTTGACAGATAAACAGTTTAATAAACTTCATAATAAAGAAGATGAAGGTAATACAGCAATGACCATACAATCGGACTATGAAGTTCATTTTCGTAAATCTGATTGGTCTATAGCAACGATTAGACACGAGCTAGGACACACATTACACATGTCTTCTCTAGTAGGATCTTCTGATCTAACAGTCAGTGATACCGTAGAGTTGATGTGTGAAATAATTGGCGAGCATACGGATGAAATAGTGTTATGGTCGGTAAGAATTGCTGAGAAATTCATTAATCATTCGTAAGGAATAACATGGAAAGGGAAGAATCAATGATAGTTTGTTTGGCTGGTGTAAAAAGAAGTGGTAAAGACAGTGTAGCAAATATACTCAAAACGGAAGGGTTTGAACAAATAAGTTTAGCTGATCCTTTGAGAGAAATATGCTCTAAAGTATTTGATATTCCAATGAATGTTTTTACTGCTGACGAATTAAAGGAAAAACCTTTTGACCGTCCTGTTTTTTTAACAGCGGACGATATAGCTCATTTTCAAGCTATTGTTGAGAATGAATGGGGATTTAATATTGATAAAACTGCATACAATGGAATGATTGAACATTTAGATGTTGGATTTGAAACACCAAGACAAATGCTGCAATATATTGGAACTGAATTTCTAAGAAACAATGTAGACGATAATATGTTTTTAAAGATAGCAGATAAGAGAATTGAACATTCACCAAAAGATGTTGTTATTTCCGATTGTAGATTTAAGAATGAACGTGAATGGTTTCGTAAAAAGAACGCTATAATATGTTTAGTAAAAAGACCGTCTTTAGCACAAAATACAGACACCCATGTATCTGAGAATGATTTAGGTGATGAAAAGGACTATCAAGTAATTATTACTAATGATAGAGACTTAAATGCTTTACATCTTAATATCAGTACATGGATTAACATGACAAATAGGAGAAGATAATGGCTAATTTTCAATTAAGAGTACGTATCCAAAAAGAAAATGGTGTTGAAACCCCTAAATATGCACATAAAGGTGATGCCGGATTTGATTTAAAAGCAAACGAATCGGTTACTTTAGTGCCTGGAGAAACAAAGCTAATTGATACTGGATTGAAATTTCAAATACCAGAAGGTTATGAAATACAAATTAGACCTAGAAGTGGTATGTCAGCTAAAAGTAAATTTAGAGTGGCAAACTCTCCTGGAACAATTGACAGCAACTATACTGGACTTGTGAAGATTATTGCCGAAAATACCGGACATAGACCAATTTTTATTGAAAAAGGTGACAGAATTGCTCAGGCTGTTCTTTGTCCTGTATATGAAGCAGTATTTATTGAAGAAGAATTTGAATCTACTAATAGAGGAACCAATGGATTTGGGAGTTCTGGGGTTAAATAATGCTTTTAATTAAACTATTTTTTATACTAGTTACGATGGGGTTTCTAGGTGGAATTGTAATTAATCTCATTATTATGTTGTATAAAAAACTAAAGGGGTAACCTTGGGAAAATCTAAACATCGAGAATATAATAAAGAAGCTAAGGATGGAGAAACTTCTAAATTAAAAAGAAGAATCGCACATCTTGAAAAAGAGAATAAGCTACTTAAAAGTCAACTAAGAACATATGAAGCTGCCTTTCATAAAAATATACGTTTTTTAAAGGGTAAAACAGACGATTTAAGCTTAGAGGAATTAATTAAGGGTGCTCAAGAGGAGCTAACGGTTAATGAAATTAAAGCCGATAAACAGTACAAATTTGAGGATTTAAAAGCTAAGTGGCAATGTTTTAAATGTAATGAGGGAGTACTTAGGTTGATAATAATACCAGGTAATAGATATTTTAGAAAATGTAGCATGTGCGAGCATAGAACCGGTGCACAAGAATATACTGAAAATGTAGAAGGAATAAGGTAATGCAATTTATAGTGGAAAAACCAATGGTTATCATGCAGAAATGTGAAAACTGTAACTGTCATTTTTTTAGCATGGTTTCTGAACAAAAATGCGTGGATTGTTGTGTAAAAGGAACAGAAGAGGATACTAATGAATAATTTTATCACAATAAGTAAGTTTGATAACCTTTCTTGAAGGATAAAAAATTATGAAGATTTGCACAAAATGTAAAGAAACTAAGGATTTAGATGGATTTCCAAAAGATTCAAGAACTAAAGATGGTTACCATTCAAGTTGTAAAACATGTATTAAACTTAGGGATTTAAAGTATAGGCAATCTAATAGGTTAGAAATAAGCGAAAGAAGGAAAATGTTGAGAAAATTAAAAGGTGAGTCGTTCTTAAAAAAAATAAGAGAGTATAGAGAAAATAATAAGGATAGGATAAATGCACTTCAAAATAAATTATATAAAGAAAAAATGGAAAATGATCTTGAGTATAGGAAAAAAAGAAAGGAAACAGGAAGACAATATTTCTTAAAAAATAAAGATGTGATTAATAAATGGCGACAAGAATTTTGTAAAACACCAGAAGGTACTAGGAACTTTGATAAAGCAAAAAGAAAGGCTCAAAAATTACATGCAACACCAAAATGGCTAAGTAAAGAGCATTTAAAAGAAATTAGAAATATATACAAAGAAGCTAAAAGGTTAACAAATGAAAAAAATATTGAACATCAAGTCGATCATATAATCCCGTTAGTTAATAAGAATGTTTGTGGTTTGCATGTTCCTTGGAATTTACAGATATTAACAAGAAATGAGAATGCAAGTAAAGGAAATAAATTATGAGTAAAAAGGTTAAAAAGGGCCCATCAAAAACAACCTTTGCTAAGGGTGCATTGAGAAGAGCTAGTTTAGCTTGGAGGCCAATATCAGAAGCTAGAAGATTAGCACGTAAAGAACGTGGTCGTTATGAATGTGCAATGTGTAAGGAATTATTCAGTGCTAAAGAAGTACAGGTTGACCATAGAAATCCAGTTATTGATATTAAAGAAGGGTGGCAAGGTTGGGATTCATATATAGAACGATTATTCTGTGATGTAGACCAGTTAGATGTACTATGTACAACTTGTCATGATGTGAAAAGTAGTCACGAGGTTCAGATGCGTAAATATTTCCGTGCAAAGAAAAAAGAACAGAATCTAGATGTAGAGGATGAAGATAATGAGTAAACTACCTCACCATCTTACTGATGAAGAACTATTAGCATCATTAGAGAATGCAGAATCGATTAGTACCGACATTGAATGGACTAATGATATACCTCAGTTTTTATCACATTTTAAAATAAATCAAGGTGAATATGCGATTAAACGAAAGTTGTTATATCAACTATATCTAACGTATTCAAATGCACCATTAAGTATGTATTCATTTACAACCGAGATAACTCAGTTTTTAACTACCGCTGGAGAACAATACTATAAGTCTGATATAAAACCAGAAGAAGTATTAAAAATAATAAAAAAAGATAAGGATAAGCATAGTAATAAAGTAGGTACAAATTTAGGTATTCGTAAAAGGTTTGAGTCATTTGTTGAGAAGATTGAACTAAAAAAAGGTAAGGACTTGATACCAGCTTATTACATATACGAAATCTATAGATGTTGGGCGATAGATAATAATATTAAAGCACGTATATCACACCGTAATTTTGTAACACTATGCTCGCTTTATTTTGAGAAACAACTAAGATATCATACAGAAGGAGCAATTTTCATTAAAATAGACAAAGAAATACTTTATCGTAAAGGTCATAAAACAATTATGTACCATTTAAAGCAAAGAATAAAAAAACAAAAGGAGTTATCTAAATGTCAAAGAAGAAAAAAACCAGTAGGCAGAGTTTGAAGTACCCGGCATTGAGTCCTCAACATAATCTACTAACTAGATTTGAAGAGATAGAGGATATAGCGAGTTACGCTAATACTTTAAATGAAGCAGATAAACAATGGTTAAATAGTTATTCTGAAGAAGAAATATGTGCTAATTTTGATCATAAAGGCCCTAAGTTAAATGATTCTAGTGATCCAGAGGTTAGAAGTAGAATATACGGAAAAAACAATGCTCGTAATAGATGTGTATTTTCTCGTGAGAAAGCACAGAATTGTATGAATTATCTAGAAGACATGGATATCGACAGGGAATATGATGCCGAAAAAGAAGATGATTTTGAATAAGAAAAGGGCTCGAAAGAGTCCTTATTTGTTGTAAATGTTTGTTTTTTAACAACTGTATATATGAACATCAAAACTGGTATTTATAAAATCCTAAACAAAATATCAAATAACTTTTATATTGGTTCATCTAGTTCTAATTTGTCTGGAAGATGGTCAACACATAAGTATTACCTTAAAAAAGGTAAACATCATTCACAACCTTTACAGAGAGCATATAATAAATACGGTTTAGATGTTCTTGAATTTATAATAATTGAAGAATGTGAACCTGAAAAGTGTATAGAAAGAGAACAATATTATATAGATTTGTATGATCCTGAATATAATTGTTGTAAAATAGCTGGCTCGACTAGAGGATTAAAGACCACTGAGAACCAGAAGGAAATAGCTAGAAGAGTCCATAAAAATAACACATATGTTAAGGGTAGGAAAATGACAAAGGAAGAAGTTATTAGACGACAAAATTCTAGGCGATTAAGTGGTAAAAATAAGCCGATGTTAGGAAAGACTCATTCAGAAGAAACAAAAAGGAAAATGTCAGAAAAAAGAAAGGGTGTTAAAAAACCACACGTTGCAGAAAGAGTTAGGGTTGAAGTTTACTGTGAAAATAATGGTAAATCTTATAAATCAATAAATGATGCAATAGTAGATATACTAGAAACATACGGTAAAATATTACATAATCCCAATGTTTCGAACGTTGTAAATGGTAAAGCAAAACATACTAAAGGATTTAGATTTAAAAGACTAGAAAAAGGAACTGTAGTTTAATCTTCTTTTTTATCCTTAATATTATCATTGGCCGAGCCAAGGATCTTAATCAAGCTACCAAATAAATTTCTTTCTGATAAAACGTTTAAGTTCTCATATATACTGAGGGCTTCAACCGAACCTATTAGTCCACCAACTATACTAGTAATTGGTATTGTTCCGCCAATCAAGTATGTCTCGATTAAGAAACCAGTTAGTACTGCTGTTTGATAAATAAGGGCTTTACTTATCGTTCTTCTAGCTGCCGCACTATTGGGTTTTTCACCACGTTTTTTAGCCGCAAGGATTCCTGTAATTAAATCGACAAATATAACCACACCAACTGTAATAATTGTTGCTTTTATTGGAGCAAATACAGCAATTACACTAACTAATAAAGGATGCAGATATTCGGCAATTAATTTTTTCATTACATTGGTTTCCTATGGTTCTTCGGTTTGTATTTCATTCTCGTCTTTAACAAAAGCACGAGCCTTTGGATTTTGCATAATAGTAAATAATACTTGGTTTTTTCTATTTTGGTCTGGAAAGTTTAAAGCACTCTCTAAATCAACTCCATATCTACTTAATTCAGGAATTGATTTTAACTTCTGAGACAAGCTAAGAGTTGCTTCATGTGGGACATTATAGATACTATAAGCCACTTTACTAATAGGATTTGTTGGCGATTGTTGTATTTTTTTAGTCATCCCACCCATTCTACCAGCAAAATTTGCAGCACTTAACGATGTTGCTCTACCTGTTTCACCTAGCGGGGTAATTATGCTACCAAAAGTCTTTAACACACCAGTTTGAGGATCTAAAGAATCTATAGAATTTCTAGCTACAGCATCATCTGAATTTGTTTTAATTTCATCTGCGATATCTTGTGCTGTTCTAGCAAATGCAGAATCGTTCTCTGTAATTAATCCTTTTGCTAATCTATCTGCTTCTTGTTGTTCAAATGTTTTTAATCCTTTAATCGTATTAACATAAGCTTCTCTAATTGGTTGCGTTGCAGATCCTTCTCTAGTTGTTCCTTGATTTAATCTTTTTAATTGAGTATATAATTTTATATCGTAATTATTCATGTCGGCTACTCTCTTTCCTTCAACACCAACAGGGGTAGAACCAGCTATAATAGTTTCTGGAACTAAATGACGAAATTGATTAAATCTTTCAGCAGCAACACCATATTCAGGTATTGCAATTTTTAAAGTATTAGAGAACCTTTGTCTGGATTCTTTCAAGCTTGCTAGTATTCCTCTTTCCGCAGGAGTTATGTTTGTTGCGGATTCGAATTTACCTATATACGAATCCATATAATCGATTAAATCTTTTGCTTCTGTTGGTGTGACAACTTTTCCGCCATTTGCTATTTTACCAAATATTTGCCCAGCTCTAGGGTTAGAGGCTAGTTCTGGATACTTAGCTGCGATCGATGAAACCTGATTCAAAGTTTGTAATGTGTCTGGTTCTAAATTAACAATTTTTCCATTAATTTCTGCCTTTTTCAAAGAATCACCAACATTCTTACCTATGCGTTTTTCAGCATCTTGTATCTCTTTGACTAGCTTTTCAGTACGTTGGTTGTCTAATTGACTTAAATTAAAATTATTATTAACATCAGTATCTAATGTAAACTTTTGACCTTTTGGATTAATCCCTTTTTTACCATACTCATATGAAACTTTCATTTGTCTAGCTAGTGGAGTGTCAGCAATAAAATCAGATAACGAACCTTTAATATTCTTAGATGCTTCTTTAGCTAATGGTTTAGCAACTTCTGTTGCTACTTCTAAACCTGCCGATGTTAATCCACCAAACATTAAACCACCGACTGTATCTTCTAATAATTTTGATCTTTCTTGTTCATTTAATAATCCGCCTTCTTTTGAAGAAAGAGCAGATTCTAAAGCTATACCAGGAGACGCTTTAGCGTAAGATTTCCCGCCCCTAATTCCTAACTCTAAAAGAGCCTTTAATTTTCCTTCATTTTTAGCAATTTCTGCTAAAGATTTTACATTAGCTGCTTTTTGTCCAACACCTAATAAACTACCAATAGCACTACCAGAAGTCATACCTCCGGCAACTTGACCAGCTAAACTTAATACTGGAGATCTATCATTAGATTTCTCAAATTCTTTCTGTATTTCTTGTTGATTTTGTCTATAACGATCTGATAACTCTGATGATTCTGGTAATCCTGCTAAATCGGAAGGGACACCGTTAAATATATCCCTTAAATAAGAAGCTGGACGTTCGGCAATAGCACTTATTGCTCCGCCTATTTCATCAGCAGCACCTATAGCATAACCTTGACCAATTGCTCTAGAAGCATCTAAAACTGAATCAGAAAGATAATTAGCTACTTTATTTGACGTGTCCGCACTAGGTAAATATTTTTCTGTTGTATTACCAATGTTTGTCATTATTCTATTTAATAAAGACGGTTGTTCAACATTAATAGGAGCATGATCCTCCGCCTGATCAAATAATTGAGAAGGAGTTAAGTCTTCAGCTTCCTCGAATAATTTTGTTGAATCGTCCATTACTTAACCTCTTTATATCTAGGATTTTTTAGTATCGTGGTGCCTTCATCAGCCCTTACTGTTTTAACTCTGTTTGTTGCAGTATCTATGATTTTTATTGTACCACTAGATACAGTTGTTGAATTTGGTGTATTTAGTACATTTGCTGCTTTTGCTTGATCTACAGGAATATCCGCAAATAAGCCTCTATTCAATGCTTCAGGATCAATGCCCTTTTCAACACCAGATGCTATTGCATTTCTTTTTTGTTTAATGAAGTTCAATCTTTCTGCCTTAGCTGAAGCATCAATTAACTCAGCAAAAGCTGTTCTAGTTGCATCATCTAATAAATCACCACCAGATATACGCTTAACTTCGGAATCTAACCTTCCTAGAATTGATCTAGCTTGCTTAGATAAACCAATCTCGCCTTCTCTAACCGCTGAGTTTTTATCTAGACCCTTAATGAAGTTATATAGGATAGCAATATCGCCAGCACCCGGAGTTACTCCTGCAATATTTTGAGCTATAATATCTTTAGCTCTATTTGCGTTTGTTTCAGCTTGCTGTAGATTTTGATAATCTTTGTATAACATTTTGTTATAAGTATCTATGTGTTTATTAGTGAACTCGTTCTTTATTAAATCTTTTTTCTCTAATCTTCTTTCGTTCATCATATCACGTTGAAGAGCGGCTTGTTCTTTTCTTGCTGCAATATTTTCTTTAGCTGTAGCAAGATTACCTAAATTCATGCCCATTTTTTCTAATTGTTCGGCAGTAATATTAGGGTTTTTAGCTAATAATTCAGGATATACTGATCCTAACATAGCTCTAGCTTGTTTAGAAATATCACTAGCTGGATCTCTAAGAGCATTCTTTTCTTGAGTAGCTCTATCTTGTTCAATCATATCCATGTTAGTTTTTAATTGAGTTGTAAATTTATTCTTATCTTCTATTTGATTATCAGCATAACTAGTGTCGGCTTTCGATCCTGCCAAAGCTGAACCACCCATTTGTGCGGCTTTTAATAAACCAAATAACATTTGATTTTCTTTATCTTGATTACGAGCGGCCTCTAATTGACTTTCAAAATCGTTTTGTTTAGCTGTACTAGAAGGACTTGAAACAGTAGTATCTGGTTGCTCAGTTTTAGGAGCAGGAGTTCCACTTACACTCTTAGATTGTACTTTAGAACTTAATTTACTTTGTTCAGAAGTTTGAGGTAATGCTTGGTTATTTTTTTTAACAATCGCAGGTTGTTGGATTGATTCAAATTCTGAGTTTTCATTTCCACCCATGAATAATGGAGCAGCAGCGGCACCAATTAAACCAGCAGCACCTAACGCTTTTTGTTTAGCAGTTAAATCATCAATATGACCCATTAACCCTTTTTTTACCGGAGCATACTTAACAATTGTATCATCCGCAATACTAGGTAATGTAACATCAGTTGTTTGTATATCTGGTAGTAGATTTTGTGCCTTTTGAAGACTACCACTAGAATTAGGTATAACTTCTACAGTTGCTTCTGGTAATGTATTAGCTCTAATTGCCGGTACACCAGTTCCTTCGGGCACTAGAACACCTTCTGTAGTATATGGTTTTCCTTGTAATTTGAACCCTTGAGATTCAGCTAAAGAGTCTTGAACTATGTGTTTTGGATATTTAACATCTTCAATAACTTCTTTTGCTACATTTGGCTTTGCTTTTGATCTTAATTTATTGAGTATCTCAATCGCATCATCACCATATTTCGATACTAATTGTTGGTAAATATTTGCCATATTATCCTCTATATTTCGCAATTAATCGTTTTAAAGCTTCTTTTTTGATATCTGGCTCGGCATTTTTACGAGCAGGAGAAATATCTTTTATTATATCATGATTATCTAATTTTGTCAAGTTTTTTTCAACACTAGGTTCTTGTAATTGAGGCATTAACTTACGTGCAATTGACGTAAAATTAGGTACTTCATCAACATCAAAACCGACGTGATTAATAAACTGTTCCATATCTTTATTTGTAAATAGTTTATTACTAATTACCTTCTCACGATCTGGATTTTTTTTGAAATCTTTCTTGTGGTCACCTAACAATTGTTCTAACTGTTCGTCAACCGAATCAGACTCTTCATTTTCTAATTCATATTCAGAATTATCAGAAGACTCTTCGCTTCCGCTATTTTTAAGTATATTTAAAAAAGCTTGTGCGTCCATTAAGCGTCACCCTGACCCATCTTAGGTACATAATCATATATACTAGAAGCATCAGTAGCTGTTTTTACTTTTGGTTGATTTGATCCGTATGCCGCAAATCCTTGACCTATTGCATTTCCAAGATTTGAAAACATTGATGCCTTTTGATTAGCACCACTTTGTAATACTGATCCTTGATTATTTAAAGCATTAGCTTTAGCTGAAGCTAGATTTAAACTATCATTAAAATATTGACGTTTAGCTTCTGTTTGTCTTTGTAATTCTTGATTACCTTGTGTAACATTCATTTCACTTAAACGTTGAGCATTTTGTAAATTAGCTTGTTGTGCATTATTTCTAGCATTAATATTTGCTTGTTGAGTAGCTCTTGAATTTTCATACAAGAATCTATTTCTATCATCGATAGCTTGGGCTCTAGTTTGAGCGATATTTAAATCTTGTCCTCTAACATTCCCTGCTGCACTAAGTCTAGAATTAAGAGCTTGTAAAGCGTTTTGTGATGCTTGTGCTGCTAATCTATCAGATTGAGCAGATGCAGCATCTTCAGCAGCTTGACCAGCTTGTAATTGAGCTATAAGAGCATTACCAGAACCACCTTGTCCTTGTGCTTGCATTGATTGTAGTATTTGTTGACGTTTAGATTCTGCGTCTTGTTGTGTTTTTTGTCTAAGTTCGTTATAAGCTAATCTATCTTCAGGTCTTAAACCACCACGAGAAACTAGACCTAAAGTATTAATTACTTCCATTTCTGCATTTCTTAAACTAGGATCTTCCTTAATTTGAGCTGTTTCAGATGACTGTAAATTAATATCTTGAACTAATTCAGGAGTTAAAACTCCTTGTGATTGGTACTGACGAAGAATAATTTCTTTTGACATATCAGGTGGAACACCAACTGCGTTAAGTTGTGCTAACGCTGCGGCTGCTGCGGCTGCTGCGGCTTTTCTACCAGAAGAAGCTGAAACATTACCTAAGATACCACCGATAATTGGTGCGGCAACTGCCCCCATTGTAATTGGATTCATTATAACTCCTTAATATCCTAACGATTTTTTAATTTGTTCTGCATCTAATGCTATTTTACCAGCTTCGTATTTATCATCAGCAGTTCTATATTTAGCTTCTGAAGCTGTTTTACCTAATAATCTTGTTAGATTTTCATAATTTTTACGAGCAGCATCTGATGCCACTCCTTGTTCTGTTAAATTTGTTGCACCCTGAGATTGTGACTGTATAGAAGCTAATAAATTTTTATAAGCGTCAGCACCTTTACCTTCATATGCAGCTTTACCTAAAACACCAGCATTACTTAAGAAATCCTGATTTTTTTGATTAGTTGATGCACTTAATGGGTTTGTATAAAGTTTAGTAGCTAAATCGTTTAAGAATGGTCTACTAGCAAAGAATCCTGCTCCCAAAGTTTGATTATTTAAACCTTTATTTAAAATATCACTACCTGAGAATCCATAATTACCATATTTATTTATTGTTAATCTAAGTGCCTCGTTTTCGGCAGCTTTTCTTATTTGTTGCTGTGAAGCATTTATTGCATTTTGTCTAGCAGCATTTTGATCAACTAGGTTTCCTTTACCAAATAATCCAGCCAATTGCCCCTCGTTAGCTATTCCTGCTAAACCTTGACTAATTGTATCTAGTCTAGTATAATCATTAGTACTGATTGGTTGTCTAACCATTATTGGATTACCGTTCGCATCTTTTTTACCAGAATCAACTAATTTACCATTAATTGTTTCATCTAATTGTTGCATTTTAGCTTGACGAGCTGTTTCTGCATCTTGAGCAGCTTTTAACTGACCTTGAACAGAAGTATCGATGTTTCCTAAACCTTGATTTAATAATTCATTAGTTTGAATACCAAATTGTTTTGCTTGGTTTTTTAATAGTTCTGCTTGACCTTGAGCTGCCATATTTGCTTGACTTAATTGTTGTCCAAGACCAGAAGCTTGTCTAGCAACAGGTTGTAATTTAGATTTATCCATCAATAAACTGTCTAGTCTAGATTGACCAGAAGTATATCTATTTCCTCCAACTGAACGTCTCAATAACTCTTGAGTTCCAGCAGGATTAAAATTAGATACTTGTTGAGCTAAACCCGATGCTTGTTGTGAAATAGCAGAAGTATCTCCTAAATTTTGAGGCCCCTTATATTCACCAGATCTGTATGTTTGGAATTTATTAACGTCTTCATCTGTGATGTCGCCAGCTTGTTCAGTGCTATTTAATCTACCTAAAACAGCGGCTCTATCGCTTTCATTAAATTTACCAGATTCTTGTTGTGCTTGTTTATTAAACTGATCTTGTTGTTGCTTTAATTGATTTTGTACTCCACCAATTTGATTTTGTATATCGCCAGCAACCTTTTGTCCGAGTTGATTATCTTTATTCGCTTGGAATAAACGATTTAAATTAGTGTATCCAGTCCCCTGTTGTTGACCTTGATTTTGACTAGCTTGACCAAAAAGCCTACTCATGTTATTGGAATTATTGTCGATAGCCATAGGTTCCCTCTAATTAATTGCTATATATAGTTGTTAATATACTTAATTATACGCTATAAAACGAATAATGTACCTATTATTTGGTATTAAACCGGTTATATTGTCTATAAACAAGGTATTACCATTCTGTGTATAAGAAATAAATGGACAGCTTGTAGGATAACCAGTAGCTGACGTTTTATTTGTCGTGGCAATAACTTGAGTACCTTTCACTACGTTTGTTGTATTTAGTAATATAGATGTTCTTGTTGTTGGTACTCCGCTAGAATTTACTGTAACTTCTACGTCTTTTACTGTGGATAAGAAATTATCTTCAAATGTTAATTTGTTATTTAACGCAAAGTATAACCCGTCTATCCCATCATTTAAATTACGTCCTAATTTTTCAATCAATGGTTGATCTTTTTCATCAAAATCGGTGCTTATTATTCTTTTAAAATTTGATAATTTCATTATCTATAAGCCCTTGTACTTTGTTGTGTTTCACCTGTAATTGTTGCACCTAGTAATCTATAGTCTTCTCTTGCAACATTATGTTGAAAGTTAACAACAATAAATCTACATCTTTGGCATTGTCTAGGTATAAATGTCCTAAATGGTGCAGAGTTTGACGATCCACCAAAGAAACCGCTACCAAAAGTATTATGTCCAAATATACCATTTCCGTCCATTGTAAACGGAACTGGAATAAGTTCTGGTAATAAGTCTGTACCAAATGCCATTACAGCGTTTGTTATATTTCTTGTTTCTAACATTAATGTTGCTTCTCTTAAGTGTTTTAACATTAATGGATCACCCATAGTTATAGGTGCATATGTTACAGAACTCTTAATTGATTTAAATATTGTGATTTCACCCACTAAAAAGTTTAAATCAACGTTTAATGTTAATTGTCTCTTAATTGGATCAACTTCAATAATAATAGCTTCCATATCAGTAGTAAGGCTGTTTAATCTATAGTTATTAAACGATACTCCAGTGTCACTGTTTAATCTAGACACTATATCGTTATAGCACACTCTGATGTCATTAAAGTTTTGTCCGTCTGTCTGCCAAGAACCAGCGTTTCCTGGAATCTTAACCGAAACAGGAATACTGAATCTATTTGCATCAATAACTGTTACTTTATGAACACCATTAATATTAGGACTAGAATTAGATCCTGTTATTTCAATATATCTTCCAGTAATTAGATTGTGCCCAGTAGATGTTATTATAGAAGGATTTGCTCCAGAAATATCTGTTATAGTACCAACATAGTCATCTATTCTTGCTTCAAAATCATTTACTGTTATATTAGCGTTCAGATCTAATTTTTTTGCTAATGCTAAAATTTTATTTCTAGGATTATCACCATTAACCATAGCTAATGTGTTATATGTCGGATCATTAATACCTGAATCACGACTTAATTTATCCATGAAAGTATTAAAGTCAAAAATATTTACTGTTTGAGTTTGTAATAATACGTCACCCGGTTCATACCCAAGAATTGACGATAATTTAACTATATTAGGACTAACTAAAAAGTTATTACCAAAAGCCGAAGATAATTCTCTATCGGCATAATCAGTTCTATCAAATAGTTTACGTTCTTTTTCTAAGTAATTTGTGTCACCCGCACCAAGATATAATACGTCATCAATAGGATTTACAATAGCACAAGTATTTGTTTTATCGTAAGTAGTCCAACTTTGTGTTAAAGTACTAAATCTGTATGCTTTTGTTGCAACTGTATCTTCAAAATTCTTAACAGTAAACACTAAATAAGAGTTATCAGATTCATATCCAACAGCTAAAGTTGCTGTTTTAAAGTGTAAATAATTTACTGATCCAAGTTTAAGTATTTGGTCGTCGATTGCTCTAGAAATAACCTGAGCCCCACCTTCTGTTAAACTTTGTATACCTTGTGTTGTCCAAGCAAATATAACATTATTAACAACAGTAACTGAATCTGGTGCAGTAACGTTAAAACTTGAATCAAACAAGTTTAATTGAAATGGTGCAGAATCACCAGAAATTCTATATAATCCATCTTCTTTAAATACGAATAATGAATCTCTAAGAGGAAAAATACGTAATATTGCCTTATCTTCTGCTCCAACATTAAAATAATTTGTAGAAGGAACAGCTTCTGGTTGGTAGAGTTTAGAATAATACACTCTATTACTCTTAACCTCATTTTCAGATGTTATAGAATCAATAGACGAAATCATAGAACCTGTCGTTCCTGCAACAGTAACCTCAACATCAATACTGAAAGTTGTAGGAGATATGTAAGTGATCTCGTAAATACCATCAATACTAGGAGTACTATTTGTGCTACTTATTACAACAAAATCTAAATTTGTTAATCCGTGATTTGTAGATGTAGTAATAACGGTTTGTTGTGCAACAGATATATCGTTTATTAAAGCTGTTGGCGAAATTGCAGGATTAAAAGACAACCCAGTTGTTGAGTTATTAGCTAACATGAAAAATTCACTTTCTATCTGTAAATCACGGGCTTCTAATTGCATTTTACCAGGTACGTCAAATGCACCAGATAAGTAAAACCCGTAAATTGTTTCATTTGAATTTTGATTGATACATCGAATAAAGCTTCTTGCTGTCTCATCAACCGCTATAGCAGGGGAAACGTTTGTACTTAATAATACTTGCTTATTTGCAATATTTTCACCACGACCTTGTGTTGTAACGGTTAATGTAAACCCAGTAGCTATTGTTCCATCTATAGGATCAGTAACTGCTCCGAAATTAACATTAGTTACTGTTACAGTATTTGTTAATGATGAACAAGTAAAGTCAGATAGATATACAGAAAGTTTATCTTTAATCGCTGTAGCTATAGTATTTGCTGACGATCCAGTACTGAAGTTTACTTTCACATATGTATAATCAGTTCCTAAATTCGGTGCAGTAGCACTAGTTGTTTCAAGATATACACAGAACTTTTTACCGGTTGCTGCATATATTAAAAAATAAGCATTATTTAAAGAGTTTGCAACATCTGCGACTGTTTGAACTGTTGTTATTTCTTGTAGTCCGGTAACAAATGTATATGTATTTGAACTAGCAGCAGTAGCTATAGTAATACTTGGTATATTACCTAAGTCGTAATCAGCAATCATACTTTGAACACCTAGTAAGTTAAATAACAAACTATGTTTAGTTCTAGTATTAGCGTAGAAAACAACATTTCTATATCTGTTGATATCTGTAGCAAAAGGAGGTACTTCGTTAGATTGAGTTATCCCTTCACCTGTTGAATTATTTGTGTAGAGGTTTGCACCTTTAAAGTCGTCTGGAGTTATGTCAGTAACTACTACAGATCCAGCAGATAATTCTGCCGAAGTTGGATATGCTTCATAAACAAGCTGTAATTCATCATTAGGTGTAATATCACTTATTGAAATAGCGTCAGAAGCAGAGAATATTGAAGATCTATATACTTGATAGAAGTATCTAGAATCTATACTTTGAGGAATAGCTATAGTTAATTCTACATTTGAAGTTGTAGTAATATCTACAGTATCCAATAGTAATTGATCATTTGTTGTAATTATGCTATCAGTTAAAGCTCTTAATTTAGCTAAAATATTAGAGAAATAAGCTTGAACGTCTAGGTTGTCTAGATGTATTGGAGGAATCGCAACCGCTGGAGGTTGTGTAATTGATCTAAATTCATTAGAATTAATACTAGAACCTGTTACAGTTACAGCACCAGAAGCAGTAGTATTAAATGTTAAAGTTGTTGGAGTTATAGATGCTACTGTTTGTGCACCATTAATATCTCCTGTAGCCACTGTAAACCCAGCTAAAAAGATGTTAGAAGCATTCTGAACATAATCAGCAGGATTACCAGAAGAGAATGTAATAGTACAAACTCCTGTTGTTATTGATGCTGAACTCATTATTAAAGGAGCAGATGATGTGTTAGCTAATAGTATATCATTATCTAATTTTGTTGTTAATGCTATCATTTGAGCACGAAGATCAGCAGTACTAGAGTTTGATATAACTCCCACTGAAGATACGTAATTTTTATCATTTATTCTAGCAGTAGTTAAAGGAGTATTTGTGAATGAGTCTAAAGTACCTAATAAATTCATGTAGTCTTGTAGCATAGAATTTAATTGATAATTATAAACTAATTCTCTTTGTGAAGGGCTTCCTTGAATTAAGTTATCGTTAATATCTTTGTATCCCCAAACTACTCTATATGCTACAGCAGAATCTTGAGGTAAGAATCCTGTAGTTAAGTTTGCTTGATAAACCGACTTACCTTCAATACTGATAGCTTTAGCTGCACCAGCAGGAGTTATTGTCGAACTACCAATAGTATTAGCCGTTTTTGCTGATAATTTTTGAATACCGTTATTAGAAGTAAAATATAGGTTACCATTTGATTCGATAAATTTCATTCTTAATAGATCTGATGCTTCAACAAAATTACCTGCGAATGCTTGAAAAGATCCAACTCCGTCAGAGTCATATTCTAATTGATTTGTAATATGTCGAATAATTCTACCACGATATGATGTTAATTGTTTAAAAAGATCACTCGTTGATCCACCAGAGTTTCCATATAACTTAAAACCTCTACGTTGTTCGATTATTCCATTACGACGAATAACAACATTCGATGCTTCTGAAAGAGCACCATCTGGTAGCGATAATTGGTTAGGCGAAGTATATAGACCTGCCGCTTTTAATACTACTGTATTTGCCATTATCTATCCTTATACTTTTGTTCTATTACCGTTAACACCCTTACCAAATCTAAGTAAGCTGTTTCTATTAAATACTTTGCGAGGTGAACCTTCAGCTCTATTTTGAACTAATGTTGCTTGACCAGCTTCTAATTGACTAATTTTACCATTAGCTGTTTGTAATCCTTGTAGATCACCTTGGGCTTCTAGTATTCTTGCTACTGTTCTTTCTGCTAGTAAACTATGTAGATCACTAGGTATTTGAGGAATTATACATTCAAATTGTAAACATATATAATCTTCTATTTCAAAATCTTCTGGTACATCTGCTGATTTGAATTTAATTGTTGTAGCAGAAACTACGTTTTTACCCAACTTAACATCAATTTTATAGGTACGATGTCCACCTTTCTTTTTTAAGAAATCAATAACAGAACTATTTTTAATATTATCTGGAACAGAATCAAATTCAATTCCTTGCATACTATCTAAAGTTAACCCTAACGTGTTAGTGGTAGTAATAGAAGTTGATAATAATTCATAGTATATTGTCACTATATTAGATGTAGAAACTGCTGTATAATCTTCTGTACTATTAATTGCAGAAACTAAGCTAGCAGCAGTTGCACTATCGCTAACACCTATTGTAAAATTTGTTCCAGCAATTAGTTCGATTCCACCAATAACTATCTTATCACCAGCAACTATATTAGCATCAGTAATAGTTAGATCTTTTGAAAAACCAGAACAAACAGCGGCTCTTTCATCTAAAACTAGGTTGTTAGGTCTTAAGTAATAAACAAATACTAATTCACCGGTAATTCCCTCACCAATGTCTGTAGTTAAACAAACTTGGTTTGCTTCAAAGAAATAATGAGCAGGGGTAATATATCCATTATTATTGAATTGAAAAAAAGCTTTATCGGCTGAATCAATACGATTTAATTTACGAAGGTGACCACCAGAATTAGGATCACTATAATAAACATCATATACTTTTTGACCGATTGCTCTATATGGTATGTCATATCTCGATTTACCAATCTTTAAAGGAACAGATTCCCTAAATGAAAAGTAATCTTCATGATACTGTAGAACAGAAGGTACTTGTGCTAAAAATAATTCATGATTAGCAAATTTAAGTATATCTTCTTCATTATATGTAACTTGGGATAAAGGAAAGGCACTATTTAATTTTATAGTGTCAATCAAATCCCTGCTAGTAAGGTACGGTCGATTACTCATATAATCCTAGGTTAAATGTTAAAAGAGGGATTAATTAAGCTAATTTTTCTTTTAAAGCTAAAAGTTCTTTTATCTTTTCGTCGATTTCCGAAGCTGTAAGTTCATGCTCTTCAGCAGACTCATCTTCAGACTCTTCGATTTCTGGACTTTCAGAAAGCTCTTCTTCGGCAGATTCAACAGGCTTCTTATCTTTTGCTTCTAATACTTCTTCAGCAGTAGATAATCCTTTTTTTAACCCTTCTTTAGTGTTAGAAGCGACTGTTACTTTTTTAAGTCCAGCCATCTTTTCACCCATAATACCTTTCATGTGCTCTCTAAGATCCCCTAGAACCTTTGTACTAGCTTTTTTCTCGATCTCACTAAGTTTCTTAACCATTTGTAAACCCCTGTAATTACTAGAATGAGAAATTATATCTCATTTATAGTTGTTAATATATTATTATACCTTAAATATCCATAACTTCAATACTGCTTATTTAAGCCTTTGTTTCAATTTATACTGGGTAACTTCAGAAGCATTAGCTATGTCCCCTAGTAATTGTATAGTTCCTTGACTAGTTTTCCCGTTTTTACATAGAACTTCAATTTTTGAACAAATATCCTTATGTAAATCCAAACAAGTCTTTAGTAATTCTTTATTTTCTTTTGCTTGTTTCAATGGTAAATTAGCCATTTTTTGAGCAGCAGATGATATAATTTTAGCCTCATCTAATGACTCGTCGCCATAAATACCTATATAGCGTTCAATTACATCATCATAGTCTGAATCAGCTTTTGAATAAATATCACTTAATGTATCGTGATCTTGATTAAAAACAACTCTAGCACATATATGATGAGCTGCGTGTGCGTATAGTTTTAAAGTTTGTAAAGTAACAGCTAATTCTAACATAAATTCCCCTTATTTTATTATTGCAGCTCTCGCAGCAGCACGTTTAGCTTTTATTTCAGCAGGACACGGAATCCCAGCATCCAATTCTCTGATTATTAAATAATCTGTATCAGCTAAATATTTTAAAGATTCAGCATTGATTTTTTCTTGTGATAATTTATTTTTTGTACCTGCTACTAGTGCATGTAATTGATCTCTAGTTGGGCAAGGTATATTTTTAAAGTTGAAATCTTTAATTTGATTATTTACAATATTTATACTGTCATTTTCGTAATCACGTAATTCAGTTTTGTCAGCTAAATACGCTTCAAGTAAAAATACAATATCAACTTCAGCTATCTCGATATTTTTTTGTATCTCTGCCATTTCCATTTCTGAAGGAAAAACTTCGTAATAAGTTTCAGTTACCTGTACAGTTTCTGTATAGCTAGGTATTGCTGGCTCAATTACAGTTTCACCATTCATTTTAGCTGCTACTGCTGCGTGGACAATTTCTTGATCCACAATTCGAGTTTTAGCTATTTTATCGAAACCTGAAGGAGTGATCGTAAAATCTACTCCTTCTTTTAATCCGTAATTTTCTAGTATTGCTTTATAATTCATATTTTAATCCCTTTCGTGTTATGTATTCGTAACACTATTTAATTTTAGTAATTTTCACTTGTGAGAATATATCCGATACACCTGCTCCTGAGTTACCTTCTCCCAATCCATAAGTAGCAAATGCACTAGATACAAAATACTGTAACTGAATAGTTTGTGCAGAAGTTAAATTTATGTACCCAGAGATGATTGATTTGGCATTAGTATCCCCAGTAGTTAGTACAAATACTGAATCTGAGGTCAATAATGTAGTTGAAGAAGTTGTAGAGAATAATCTAGTTTTTGTAGCTCCAACTCTTTCAAATGGAGACGTAGATTCAACATAATATTGCCCGGCAGGTAGTGTTATAGAGTTCCCTGCAAGAGAAGTTACAATTCCTGTAGGATCGTCTATTGTGTTTAAATCTCTAGCTGTCCAAGTCGTACCTACCGCAGACCCACCATTTGTTCCAGAAGCTTTTACGTCTTTGATTATAGCCACTCGCTGAACTAAATTAGGTATAGTTACCAGTGAAGGAGATTTAGAAGCATTGAATACGAAGTAACCTGAAGTTGGTGTGGCACCGTTAAAATCTACCCCGACTGTTCTATTTACTGTAGTCGCTAGATTATAAGTAGCTGCTTCTATTGTAAGTATTCCAGTAGTTTCGTTGTAGTAAGTTAGAGTTCCAAAATCTGAAGTAGAGTTTATCTGACCTCTATCATAATTTATTGGAGAAGTTTTAGCTAAAGCACTATACGCATCTACTTGCTTACTTTTTAAACCTGTACCAATGAATATATCTACTCTAGCTGGAGAAGCAGCAGTACTTGTAGTATTTGCAGCCCTACCAAATACCTGAATACCATTCGTATTCATACTAGAAGTAGTCTGAGTAGGAGCAGTAGTAGCTATCGTTGCTGTATTCGTATTCGCAGCATAAGTATAAGTATTAAATGTACCTATAGGATCTGAAGTTGTAATAGCTGTAGATTTAAATACAAATGACATTGTATCTGAAGATACGTTTTGAGTAGGTGAAGCTGTAGCATTGTTATCTGCTGTAGCTACTATACTTAAGGTTACGTTATCTGTACTGCCTAGAGCCGAACCTGACGAGATAGTAATAAAATCCCCAGAATTTAAAGCTAGAGAACCGTTGACTACTGAAAATTGCCCCCCTACGTTAGCACTATTTCCATTTATTAAAGATGATCCATTTTTAAAAATAGATATAACGTTTCCGGCAGTATTTAAAGTAGCTGTAAAAGATATATTTAATTGACAATCTTTCATTGCTACGAACTTAGTCCTAGTATTTGCAGAATCGTCCTGTATAGATATTATACCTTTGTTTGTAGTTGAGATAGATCCTACTGCCCAACGAAATTCACCTGCCGTAATATCTGTCATAGTAGAGCCTAATGCTTTAAAACTTAGATAGTCAAAGTCAGTAGTCTTCATATTAACAAAAGGAGTTACGTCTACTGAAGTTAAATTCGGCTTACCTATTTTAGAAATTGTGAATTTAGCTTCTAGTGTTCCGTTTGTCCCAGAAGGATCTCCCTCTGTATGGCATCTGATAACACTTCCTTTAGGTAAGTATAATTCAGCAGAGATACTATCAGTCTGGTTAGCCGCAGAAGTAATAGCTTGTGCTAAAATATTAGCTGCGGTAGTACTAGATAATCCTGTAGTTCCTTGAGTATCATTTAAAGTGATCCCAAAGTGAGAAGCAGCATTGAATACTTCAGTATAAGTCATGCTGTAAATACCATCAGAATTTATTACGAAATACGCTCCAAGAGAGGCATCGTCAAAATACCCGACATCGCTTCCTAAATTCTGTACTGTATTGCTAAATCTTCTAATTTTAGTATTAGTCGATCCGTATCCGTTAGCTGTACGTAATTGGATACAAGAATCAGATTGACTCCATTGCGGCAATACGTTCGAGAAATTAGCAGGGATAGAAGTTTCTGTTAGGGATAGCTGTAGACAATTTCTTGAATCAGTAGCCGGGACAGCATCCATAACTATTCGTATAATATCTCCAACTACTACATCTATACTAGTTGAAACAGATCCAAAAGAAGATGAAACTAGAGTAGACATAGCTTTAACTTCTGCATTAGAAGGGAAAGCCGTAAGTGTAGTTTGGTTTAGAGTTATCGCTATAGTAGGGTTTCCGGCCGGAGCTTTTAAATTAGAATATATGTTAAGCTTACCAGCTTTTTTCATAGTAACCACAGTACCATTAGCTGCTGTATTAGTTACTGTCCAAGCATCTCCTTGAGTAATAGCCTGAGTATCAAATTTAACGATAGCCGTATCTGTACTACCTCTAGTACTCGCACCTTCAAAACGAAGTGAGTGAGTTGGGATAGTGATTTTAGCATCTGAAGATGTGTTTAGTTGTTTTAGTGATCCTGCTTTAGATACTGTAAAATAGAAGAATCCTAACGTGCCTGATCCTATAGAAGCATCCGCCATAGGATATACTTTATCTCCGGCATTTAAAGGGCCAGACCAACTCATTTCCCATCCATCTCTAGTTGAGGCAGTTTGAGAACTTAATAAACTTTTCAGTACTGTTGCATCTGTGGTTCTTCCGCTTATTGCTGTAGTAAAGTCTGTCAAATTTTTACCAATACCAAAATAAGTATTTACTGAAATATCTGAAGATCCGCTTAAATTAATATTATAGTATCCATCTTCTAATGCAGTTACTTCTAGGCCATTTACGGAGTCATTAGTTATTCTTAACGCTGTACCAACTATAGGTCTTATATTAGTAAAATAAGGTATATGTGTTCTAGTAGATCCTAGACCTGCATATCCTTGTAAAGTAGCTTGACTATCACTCTGCTGAACTAACTGTGCAGTAGTAAGAGGGATAGTTGTAGTAGTGGTAGTAGACGCTGTTAGGCCAGATACAGGTACTGAAGCGAAGAATGATACGGTATTGCCTGTTAGCACTACTGTAGAAGCATTTGCTTTGTTTATGTTTCCTAATGTAGTGTCGGATAGGGTCATATACGTAACAGAAGGCTCTATTGCTATCTGGAAATCTCCCTGCGAGCTAGACCCCACTAGACATAAACTAGGGATTATAGAAGTCCCTGCTGAAGTAGCTCCGGTAGGTAAGCTAATTCTAGCTTCCGTAGCTGTAGTTGTTCCGGCTACAAATTTACCTCTAATCTCGTAGTTTTCTCCTACTTGTCTGTATTCAAATTCTACTCCTGTTGGTGTTCCGAAACCTGTAAAAGTTGGTGTATAGCTAGTCCAGTTTGTAGCGTTAAAAGTTGTCTGACTCAAACTATATGAGGTAGTAGCAATTGAAGCTTGTTCAATTAAAATATTATCTACAACTGTTTGACAGTTTGTTTCAGTTAAATAATCAATTCTATACCCTAAAGTTGTTGATAAATATGGTACAGAAAATGAATATTCAAACCTCTTAATACCACCTGCTACTCTAAGTGTAACACCAGAAGCTGTTGCTGTAGCTGGTTGATTTATAGTAATAGAACCAGTAGTTGGAGATAATGCAGTTACTGCGGCACCAGAAGGGATTCCTGCTCCACTAATTAAAGAACCTAATGTTATAGAATTAACAGTTGATGCAGAAAGACCACTTATTGTATTAGATAAATTCGTTGTGTTAGCGGTAATTGCTACACTTCCTGTAGGTATTTGTTGAGTTGTTGTAATATCACCGGCTTGATTCACTAATTTTATTGTGACATTTCCAGTTGTTGATGTAGACATTACATCTAAACTAATTTTTAATACTTTATTTCTAAATTTTACAGGTAAATCAAATTCATTCACTAAATATTTAGCAGAACTATGTGTAACATAAGCTACTCTTTTATTAATTCCTGCAACACCTAATGTATTTGTAAAACTTACACCACTATTATTATATACGATATTTGTATTTTCAAAGTTGTCTTCATGAACTATACCATATCCACTATCTTCTAGAGCTGTTACTTTTCCAGTTAAATCGGTTAATTGTGTTGTATGTCCAGATACATCTGTTTGTAGTGTAGATATATCAGTACTTAAAACTCCTGTATATCCGCTTAATGTATTTAATTCAGTAGTTGTTATTGCTGAAGAAGTTAATGTTCCTGAACCATCTGTTACAGCTACGATGTTAGGGTTTAATGTAGGTAAAGAACCGCCTCCACTTCCTGAACCACCAACTACTTGCCATCTAGCTGTAGTTGAATCATAACTTAACGTTAAAGCAGAATCAGCAGCCATTGTAATATCGGCCCCAGTTCCTGTAAGTATTCTTGTATTAGCAGATCCTACTAAAGCATCATTTTTAATTGAAACAGAGGCACCTGTTCTATTAAATATTGTTACTTGTTGCCCATTACTTCCAGTTGGTATGTTAGATATACTAACTAAAGAACCATTGGTTAAACGTATACCACCAGCACTAAATGCTGTAATAGCAGCATTAGAACCAGTTACAGTAGAATCATCAATAGATTGTAATTCAATGTGTTTTAAATTTGTTAATGTTAAAGCAGAGTCAGAATTACTGATATTATTAGCTTCAGATATTACACCACTACCGTTATTTACAACAATAGCATTAGCTGTACCTGATGCTAATTTTGTTCTATCAATATTAGCCGCTGCTTTAATGTCAGCATTTTCGATATTTGTAATAGTATTCGAGTCTGCGTCGAGTGTTTTATTTGTTAATGTTTGAACAGATTGATTACCCACTAAAGTTGTTGTAGAGTCTGGTAAGGTAATTG